CTCCGAACCAGAGCTTTTGGTTTCGCGCTGAACATCGAGGAGAGAGCAATATGGCTTTTCGAGTGGCATGACTTTGCTAGGTTTACTTGTTAGGCGAAGTATTACTTGGTTTTCACCACGCCCTTCGCAGGCTGCTCTGGGTCACCTTCGGCGGCTTCATCGGCCACCGGAGCGGCTTTGTCTTGGCCGCCTTTTTTGGTGCCAGCCTTCTTGGTGAGTTCGGTGTAGAGCGCGGTGCGTTCTGCGTCCGAAGTGCATTGATCGAAGCGCGAGATGGCATTACCCACCGCCTGCTCCCCTGCGCCCAAGTCTGTTAGGGCTTTACTGAGTGTTGCTTTGTTGATGTTCACTGGCTTGTGTTATGTTGCGGCAACCACACGAGGTGCGCGTTTGCGGACCACAGTGGCGATTGCCTGTTTTGGTTCAACCGGAGAGTCCGGCAGAGTTGTTTCGGCGTCCTCGGAGGGGTTAACCTCTTCGGGTTGGGCAGCTTTGGCCGAACTCGCTGGAGTATACACCCCCAAGGCCGAAAAGCTATTCAACTTATTTTTGTCGAGAAGGTTCCAGCCGGAAAGACGGGACGCTTCGACTGCGAGGTCGGCGAGGGTCATGCGGTTATCGATCTCGGATACCTTTCGGATCTTGCAGCCGACGTAGCGCATGGCGGAGAGTAGGACCTCACACTGAGAGCGTGAGAACCGAGCGACTAACAGGTTAAACAACCTCGAACTATCCCACGGGATAGAAGTGAGGTTGAACTGTTCGGTGCGGAGAGGGGCCACAGCGGAAGCGGCCTCCTTCTCCTGTTTCGTTGGGAGAGGGGACAGCAACTTATAGTCTGAGTCATTCAGGACTGAATCCCATTCGATCTCAAACATGTCGAGCACTGCGCCCTTTTCGATCATCCCAAACCTACCTATGTTGGCGGGCTTTCCTAGGTATTTTACTTTTTTCATGTGTTTCTCTGACGGGTAGCTCGTAGACGTTCTACCTCGGAGGGGCTTAGTAAGCAATACGAAATTCGCTAACGGTAATTTGACCGACGGTCAAAACAAACCGCCCACCCCCTTTCGAGGATGGACGGCGTGCTACCAATCAGGGAGGGCACCCTACTGGAATCTTTTGGCCGGCTTAGGCGGCGTAACCATATCCGAGGACCACCGTTGGCAGAGACACGGAGGGTGGCTCTTTCGGCATGAATGCGCGGCGGAAGGAAGCGATCACAGAGTTGATCTGGCGCTTCTTGTCCACATCCACCTCAACGGTGAAACCACGACGCACACCAAGCATCCAGCTCGGACGGTGAACCATGAGGATCGAACCTTGGGTGTGAACACCAGCGGTCTCATAGACACCCGTGGCATTCAGGTCTTCGCGCACTTGCGAGGAGACCACGAGGCGAATGCCATAGATGCTGCCAGCTTCACCCGTGAGGATGCGTGCAGCGTTGGCATTGCCCACCTTGTCAAAGGTGAGGGTCTCCGCAAGGTTCACGATGTCGTTGTAGCCGTTAGAGCCACAAATCAACATCAGGTCGCGTGGGCGGATACCCCAGCGGAGCATCTGCTTGCGCATTGCGGCGATGTTAGCGGCGGTGATGCCACCCGTGAGGACCTTCTTGGACGAACCAGCGAGGGCCAACTTACGGAAGCCTTTGAAGAGCTTCGCGTGGTTGCCAGCGGCGGTGTCATCGTCCATGTGGGTAGCGGTGGTGTCACCATTAATGAGCGCACCTTCGAGAGCGTCAGCGGCACCTGAACTCATGTTTTCCAACAGGAGCGGCAAGCAAGCGATGATCGCGTCTTCGTCTGCCTCGTAGCTATACTCGGACATGCCGATCAGCTTGGAAGCAGTCAAGGTGAGGTCGCCAGTGGTAGGCTCACTCGCGGTTGGGTTGTTCGCTGGAGCCTCCGAACCCGTGTAGAAGCGGGTGCGGTCGGTGGTCAGAGGGAACATGAACGGGTTGGTAGGCATGTCGATTTCCGACGCCACGAACTCGGCAGCCAACTGGCTTTCGAGATACATGCGGGTCATCAACTCGCCCGACAGGTCGGTAGGAATCAACTCGGCACCGGAACCAGCACCGCTAGTGGTGAGGGCCTTGCCGTAGAGGGCTTGGTGACGAGCACGCTTCATCGCAACGAGGCCAGCGTTTTGCGCTGCCTTCAGTTGCTCTTCGGTGATTCCGTCGTTCATCGAAGTTGGGATGGTGATGCCTTTCGACTTCATCTCCAACTTCTTCTCAGGCGAAACGTGCTGCATGCAGACGTTGAGCAACTGCTTCTCAGCAACACTCAAGTTACCGGAGCGGTGTTCAATCGGGAAATCCTTGGCGTAAGGATCGTCGAAGACCATCTTCGAGGGCTGACGGATCGAAGCGGCGAACTTGTCGAGAGCCTTCGCAAGTTCAGTCGAGGTCAGCGCGTCCTTTGGAATGGACTTGGTGATCTCGGCGATGAGGGCTGCTTGATCGATGCCATGACCGCCAAGGTGCTCCTTGACAATCTCGGAAACCTTCTCAGGTGTGATGGCGTTCGCACCGACAGCGGAGATAGCGGCTTTGATCTTATCGACCATGCCGTCTTCATCCACGCCGGATTCCTTCATGGCAGCGGTAACCGCTTTGCCGATCAGGGCGGTGAGGTCTTCATCGGTGATCTGGGTGGCTTCGGCTGCCTTGGCAGCTTCGATAGCGTCATCCAGCTTGGCGAGGTCGATGCTTGCGGCAGCGGCCTTGGATTTGAGGGAAGCGAGTTCCGTCACTTCATCGGCAGTAAGGCTTGCAGCCGCCTTGGCGGACAGAGCCTTCAACCGGAGCAGTTCAGCGTGTTTCATTTTCATAATGAGTCGAATGTATAGTGGTTGGTTTGGTCTGGCTTTCCGCTATCAACCTTACTACCGCTGGGGTTCAGATGAGTGAGGAGAAATCTTGGTTGTGACGATGTTACCGTTAGGCGGTTTCGTCAATGTTAAAATTTGATCTTGGAGCGGACCTCTCCGCCGTGGAGCTTCGAGTGGAAGGCGAATGCCTTCTCAGCGGTGTCGGCATTGATAGTGCGAACCGAGAACGTCGCGTCTGGATTCGCAGGCACGGTGACGAGGGAAACCTCATAGAGGCGGATCTCTTGGATGCCTTTCCAGTCGTCAAGATAGAAGAACATTCCTCCGATGGAGAGGGTCTTCAGGTGCCCCTCGGCGACAAGGGCGCGAACGTGCTTCGCGTCAGGGTGCGGGCTGTTAGTGATGTTGCCAGTGAGGGCGAGACCACGCGCCGTCTTTCCGATCTTCGAGTAGGACCCCATGAGGTTAGCAACCTTGCGAGTGTGGTCGGTGAGCATGACCGGATTCGCCTTGAACTCCTTCATGGTGGCGTCGAAAGCGTTTTCGAGGATGTAGTCGCCATCGCGATCTTCAGGGGTGGTGCCTTGGAACGTGGAGCCATAACCATCGAAGGTGACGTCCTTATAGTCCACGACGTTTCCGTCTCCATCCTTGACCGCAACTGACTTCGTGTTCTCTACAGGTTGATTCGACTCCCACTCGCGGACGTCGCAACCTTCGATGCACGAGGCTTCTGCGAACTTCAGGCTATCCAGTGGAACTTCCAAGGTAGCATTCTTCGAGACCACCAACACGCCGTCGCCGTTAGGAACTGCGAGGGCGATGACTCCCATGGACCCCTTCACATCGCGCAGGACACCTGCAATGGTGGTCCCGTTTGAGGACACCCGAAAGAACGCCGTCTTCCCGATGTTCGGTGATTTGGACTCAGGCTGCGGCTGCGGGATTGCTCCCTTGAAAATTTGGATGAGTGGCATGGTCGGAGTAGCTTGCGATGAAACTACCCCGACAACTCACAGGAGGCAAGCTCAGTTTTGACCGACGGTCAAATCAGCCACTTCGCGTTTGAGAGGGCGACGGCGGTAACGCGCCAACTGAAACTGATCGACCTCCTTCACGTAGGCACCATCGGCAAAGGCGCGGCGGCTACGGTCCAGACCTAGAGGTCCGAACGCATCATCCCATGCCTCAACCGAAGTGCAGCCCTCGCCGCACAGGTGGATCTTTCCTCTCACTTCTTTAAGGGCTGCGAAAGTTTTCATTAGCTATGGAGTTTGTATCTGCGGCATCCCATAGTGGGTGTGGTTAGGCGAGTGGCATAGCCGAGGTCGGCAGCGCGTTCTAGCACTCGCCGATAAAACGAGGCTGAGTGCAGAGACGCCCACGCTTCGGGTAGGGTGTCCTGAATCCAGTAGCGGAGTGAGTGCCGTGAGCACCCACGCGCTCTTCTCGTCTTGAGTGAATCTTGGTTTCATTTGCTGTCGTGGTGGATGGTTGGGACAAGAGCTTCGACCTCCTTCATCCTCTTGTCGGAGAGGCGGTGGAGGTTCTGGCTGTTAGCGATGGCGGCGTTTCGTGCCCACCCTGCGCGAATGAGTTGCTGTGCGTAGGATGAGGTAGCCTCGACTTTTCTTGGATGCTCATTGTGGTATTTTCTATTGTGGTTAGACTTACAGGAAAGGATGCAGTATGGCTCCTTGAGCGTGGCGGCGAACTCCTTGGCTTGCTCTTCGGTGGAGTAGCGGGAAAACCCGAACTGCGTTTTGACTTTGAATTTTTTGGCGTCCTCAGAATCGCGGTAGGCTTGAAAGGCGGCGGCTTCTTCGCGGAGCATCTTGTCGGTGACTACCGGAAGGACGGCTGGCAAACGGGACTGGCGGAGGAATGGATTGGACATGCACGCAATATGGCCTAGATCCAAAACCTTTGCAAGGGTTATTTCAACTGTTAGAAAAGTGTTAGAGTCGATTTGTCCAGGATCGTTCGCAACTGGATTTCCGACACGATACCCATGAGTAAGGTATCGGCACGCCCTGAGGCATCCTAGCGCAATCTAGGGCTATACTTTTCTAACAGAAGTAGAAACTACTCAATCGTGAGCAATTCTTCGCCTGTATGGAGTCCGGGATCCTCTGGAACCTCACCAGCCAGAGTCCTGAACATGGAGGCGACAATGCACCCAGTGTGGTTGATGTGGAACTCAATCTGGTTCTCGTATGCGATAGGCACCCCTTCGATGTTGCATGTTGGCACCCCTTGGAAGGTGGGACCACGAGGCTCAACCTTCTGGCAGCCGATGACATCGAAGTGGGTGACGGTCCCGCCGTCCACCATCGCGGCTTTGATGGCTTGGTCCGACGCACGGCCAACTTCAGTCCGCACGATGGTAGCAACCCTGTTAGATGCGATGCTTGGAATCTTATCCCTTACCTGTGCGATGGTCTCGAACACGGTGTGGTTTTGGCGCATCGAATCGGCTATGGTCTCTTGAAGCAGGCGCTTGGTGGTGTTGTTTATCTGGGTGACGTTTCTAGCCAAAGTCCTGACACGAACACCGAGGGACTGAATCTGCCTGCGGGTTGGCTTGTGGCCGAGGAGGATTGCAACCTTACCGTAGACGTCATCGGCAACGGACTGGAGCGACGGACCCATGACCACCGACACCTCGTGCCCTGCGTTCTGCATCTCGGTATCAATGGCGGTCGCCCACATTGAAGCGTGCGAGGGGACATCGAAGTGAACCTCCGCCTTTGCGTCCTTCAGCGGGACACCATAGAGGCTGGTGTATCCACGCTCAACCTTGGCGAGTATCCGTTCGATCTGGCCGATGATCACACGCTCCAGCTCCTTCGTCTTTCCGCGCATCATGCGAGCGACGGCGGCGCGGTGAACGAACAGCATGTCGAGGCGTAGCTTTACTCGCGCCTTGCCCACGAAGTTCTCGTGAGTCCATCCACCCTCAGGGACCGCCGACTTGCGATACCGCAAAAATATCTTCAGGTTAGAAGGACGGTGTCGGGTGGCCAGAGCGTTTGCTCGTGCAGAAGCCTGCGGTTGACGTAGCAGTGGAGGCATGATGTTAGAATCAGCGACGTTTTGCAGCCTTCGGTGGAACCGGAGGCTTAGGTGGGTCCTCAATAGGCTTGCCCGTGGCGGGGTCGATATTGTCGTCCAAGTTAGCTGGGTCGCCATTGCCTCCTTGAGCGCCCTCAAGTGCGGAGGCCGGATCCCCGAAGCCTGCCATCTCAATCGGCATGAGGTTCGAGGGAATCAAGAACTGGTCCAGCATGATGTTGTCCGACAAGGGCAGTCCAGCGAGCTCGCGGAGTTCATTGCCAGTCATCACGCCAGCCTTCAGCATCGGAAGGTATTCCTTCAACACCTGTTCGACGTCCACTAGGCCGGACATCTCATAGCCTAACGAGATGTGCTCCTCCGTGGGGGCGCGGAAGAATCCATCGGAGTTGATCTTGCCAACTAACAGATCGATCAGTGGCACCACCTTGTAGCGGCGGAAGTTGATCTCGTCCTGACGGGCGGTAGCGTAGTTGGAAGCGCCGTCAATACCAGCGACGGAAAGCGGCACTCCGTGGTTGAGGAAGATTTGCTCGATGCCCCACTTCTCGCGGTCCAGCGATTGCATCTCGATCATGGACAGACCGAGTTTATGGTATTGCCACTTGCCATTTAGGAATGCTGTCTTGCCGACGTTCTTCTTACCTCCGTAGTTGGCGATGAACTTCTTCTTCAGGGCTTCCCACTGAGGCTGGTTCTCAACCGCATCCTCACGGACAAGGATGCCGGACGGCTGAGCACCGTTCTCCATGAACTTCTCTTCGAGGACGTTCTTGTTGATGAAGTTGTTATAGATGCTCTGGGACGGTTCAATGGAACCCATGCCGATCAGCATGTTAGTCGGGTTGACCGACTTGAAGTGGATGATGTCCTCAGGGAGGAAATGGATCTCCCTGCCTTGGACATGGTAGATGTATTTGGCGATCTTGGTCTTCGCATCAGGGACCACGCGCACGTATTGAGGTAGCAGCGGGTAGATTGCCTTGGGGCGACCATAGAGGTCGAGTTCATCCTTGAGCCAGTATACGTTACCGACCAACTCCATGTGGAAGACCCACATCTCCATGATCTCTTCCCACGAGTCGTAGGGGTTTGGCCGTTGGAGGAACCATGCGCTTCTGCGAGCAAACTCATCGCTGGTGTCACGCTCACTGACGAGCTTGAACTGAGCACTAACCATGACTGACGCGATGATCCGGCAGGCACGGAATGTCGCCCATACGTTTTTGTTACCGCATGAGAGGAAAGAGGAGAAGTCCGAGAACTTATTGATCGGAACACCGAGCCTCATCTCAATGTAATCCCGCTCCTTGCGTCCTGGAAGTCGGGACATCATGGCAAGCTCTGAGCTTGTAGCTTCCGATAGGTCAAGCTCTTGCTCCTTGGAGAAAACTTGTTTTAGTCGAGAAAGGACGTTAGGCATGGCGTTGATTAGGTCTTGGTGAGTATGTCCCACTCTGGTCCGTTGTCGAGCCTAGGAAAGCCTACGCTTCTTTTTAGTTTTAGGGCCTTGATCACCCGACTCCTCATCAGGTGCATCCTCAGCAACCTCTGAGCCGGATTCTGGCGAATACTCGGCCACTTCGACCACCGGAATCGGCTCGGAAACCTCTTCATCCTTGGATGTCAGGTCGATAGGCGCGAGTTCGGGTTTTGCAGGCGCAACGCATGTGGCGCAGTAGCCGTAGATGAGGCGGACCTTCTCAGGTCGTGGCGAGTAAACCATCAGGCGGCGGAATAGAGTCTCGTCCTCAGCATACACCTCGCGGAACAAAGGCAGGTCGTCCTTGTTGAGCTTGGCCACCTTCCACCCTCTGTTGATGGCAGGGAAGAACTTCACCGAAACTCGGAAGTCAGGATGCGTGTTGAAGAACTCGTGCATCAAGTGAGTAGCGATCACCAGATCGAACTTTGAAGCTAACCACTCCTTCTGTGGGCGGAACCACACAGGGGAACCCTCAAACCCGTTCTGCTTCAGGTGGGCGAGGACACGGGAAGCGCGGGCCTCGGCGGACTCCTCGCGGATCTCGTCTACCAGAGCGATGAACTCCTCGTTCGCTCCAGCATCTACCAACCGCCCCTCCGTGGTGACCACCGACAAAGCGACTCCAGTGTAGAATCGGTCGAGCGGAACCGAGACCATCACCGCCTTGAGTGCAGCCTTCCAGACATCGGCACCGACCTCAGCCCTAACCGCTGACGGGACCGCCCACTTCATTTGACCGACGGTCAAACCCATTCCCTTAGCCATACTGAGGTTGCCACACAACGGGTTCTCAATCAGGATGATACTTCTGCTTGGGTTCGTTTTCATTGGTGGGCAGAATGGCTAAGGAATGGGCCTACGTCAAGCTCAGCTTCTCCTTCGGGCGGAGCGGGCACGCTTGTTTGCCTCACGACGCTTCTTCACTTTGGCAGCGCGATGGTTGTCACGCTCCTTCGCCTCGCGCTTCATCATGGTAAGCTCCAACTTGAGGAACACCTTGAGTCTTTCGATCCCTGACATCATGGAATCCTCCTCATCCTCGGTAAGGCGGGAGCCGTCCGGCCTGATGTAGAAACCACCATGGGTTAGGATTGGGCCGTTGCTGTTAGTCCTCTTGTGGAGCATCAGCCCGCCGTTCATGATGTGATCAGCCAAGGCTGGCCTCGTCTTCTTGAACTGCTTGTATTTCTCAATGGTAGCCGCCCGCCATTCGTAGGGGATGGACACGAGGTCCACATCTCCCGGACGGACTGAATACCACGCGCTCTTCATGTTGCCCGAGCAACTATGCGCCTTACCGCCCCCGAGGAGGACGATCTTGGAGCCATCTGAAGACAAGCACGGGATAACCATCGGGGTCGTGCCCTCGGATACATCCACGCAGTAAGCCACGGTTCCGCATTTGTCGCAGACGTAGGCGTTCACACGGGGAGCATCGTCAGGCATCGCGTCCTCACGGGCGGAGTTTGCGACTATCGTCTCGATAGCCGCTACTTTCTCTTTTTCCGTTTGCATGGTGTGTTAGTTCAATCCAAGCGGAAGGGTGACACGATCACACGAGGTTCGATGTAAACTGGCAGCGTGGCGTTACCGTTGCGGTCCCGCATGATCACCCACGTTCCTTCTGCCGAAGCTGGAGAGAACAGCCCGTTAGGGTCGGCCTGAGGGAGGATTGCGTAGGAGCCACTTTGGTATGTGTTCCTCTCAGCAATCTTTTGCGGATTAGTGAACTGAGTCGCAGCCGGAATCCCGTAACCGATGCTTTCACCTAAGAAGATCAGTTTTCCGGTTTGCTCTGCGACGATGTAGGTGAAGGTTGTTAGTCCTTCTTGGTCCCGCATCTCAATGATGTCCTTGAGCAGGCGCTTCTCGCGGAAGTTTATGATGGCCGGAAGACCAACCGCCGAGACTCCCTCTCGGAGGATTTTCTCCTGATTATTCTGCTCCTCGGAGTCGCTGCTGGTGCTAACCTCAAGGCATGAGGACAGGAGTAGGGCGATGAATGCTAATGCGAGTTTCACTTTCATATCAGTATTGTTTTTGGGTATTCTTCAGTTGTTGCACGAACCCGCGCAAGTCCGGTGGTAGGTCTTCAAAGTCCGCTGCGCGGCGGAGAATGATGGCGGCAAGAGCGGCCTTATGAGCTGGTTCTGCTTGCTCGTATTTGAACTGCATGTTTTGCAGCTCTTGGATTGTCCCCTGACGGTAGGCTTTCGATTGCTCGAACGTCTCGCGGCGAACTTGCTCATACTTCGGGGCGAAGAACTTGGTCATCGCCAAGTCGTTTCCTGTTAGGACCCACCCTAGGCCGCCTAATACCACGACGGTAATTATGAGTAGCGCAAGGATGCCGATGGTTTGGAATAGTGATTTCATATTTTGTAGTTGTAGTCGTTTAGTTAGATTCGATGATAGTCGGGCGCTGGTTACCAATCCCTGTCGTCAAGCAACCAAGTCGGGACTTCGAGAAGACCGACCTTGCTGTGGGCGTTGAACTTGGACCACCGTGTTTCGGATAGAGGGAAGTGCGCTTCCTTCTTTGGATCTTCGAGGCTCCGCACGAAGACTGACTTCTCAGTCTCACGCAGCTTCACCACTTCGATGAGTTCGCATTCAGGATCGGCATGGTGTTATTCCTCCAGTTTGGCTTTGACCTTATCCTCTTCGAGAATGATGAAATCATCCTCGCCTTTGGCGAAGTGGGTTCCTTGGGTGCTCTCAACGAACACCAGATCACCCTCTTTGATGGTGGTGACCTTATCGCCCACGGACTTCACTTCGCCCCATTGTTCGACTGTCCGCCACTGCGTAGGGATAGCAATCCCGCTCGCAGTTTCCTGCCGTTTCCTCATTAAGACGAGGACCTTGTTTCCGATCATTCTCATACTATTGTTTGTTAGTTTTGTTTTCTTCTTGTTGAATGGGTTCAGGTAAGCGGACCCATGGAAGGTATTCGATCTCCGCCCTGTCGTAGATCCGGCATTGCCTGACCTGCTCGAACGTGAGGACCAGATAGCCGAGGGACAGGCCGGAGTCGAGAATCCCTATTCCCCACCTGCCGTGCCAGAACATGAGCACGCGCTCATCGACTGGCAGGTCCCCACGCATGATGGTCTGAAGGTGCCCAGCACGGACAATCTCAGCCCACTCGTCATTGTATTTTCCGTTAGACTCGGCGAGTATGGAGAGAATCATCACGGTAGCATCTTCCTCGCTTATTCCGAGATACCACTTCTCAGTGATCAGAGTGGACCCCTTCCTACGAATGACGAATGCGTGTGCGAAGTCATCAGGTCGTATCACGACTTTGCAGAATACCACATCGTCAGGCAGGCTGACGCGCTCGGCGGAGAGCGACGGGTTGACTCCGAACACTATATTGTTTTTTCCGTAAATCATTGCCATGGTGTTAGAGTTCTATGGTGCGTTTGCGTTTGCGAGGATTATCCTTCAGTGTTTTAGGTGGAGCGACTGGAGCTGGAGGTTCGGTCTTTTTCTTGGGCCTGTAGTTTGTAGGGGAGATTGGCTTATTGTTGTTAGGCAGGTAGATGATGAGCTTAATGGTAGAGTAGGATTTGGACCACTCGACGTCGGCCTGTGTAATGATGGCGGAAGGGCAAGCGGCCATCACCGTCTCATAGAGTAGAGAGGTGTCGAAGTTGGCTGGCCCATCGACCACCACCGATAACTCCGAGGAGTCGCTAGATTCTATCGACAGACTAGACTCCATGACAATGAACTCATGAACCTTACCTCCAAAATGGGCGACACCAGTGGTGTTGCCATACATGTCCGTAAACGACTTCTGCTCCGTCGTGTGTATCTTCAGCGCATTGATCGCTGCGATTATCTTGGCCGGATATTTAGAGTAGTCTTCGTAGAGCTGAGGCATGAATGGTTCGTCCCACCCAGCCTTGTATTTCTCGACCTGCGCCTGCTTCTCGTCCGCACACTTCTGAAGATATTCCGCTACGGATGATGGGTCGGCGGCGATTCCGGTATACTTCTTGGCCAGTTTGACGATTGGCGACATGATCTCATCTGAGTAGATGTCATCGGACCACGGCTTGACCTTCTTCTCCTTTAGTTGATCCTTAATGTCATCCCATCCGAGCTTTGGCACCATCAGCGGAGTATCATCATCGTGCCCCATGAAGAACTTCTTCGCCTTCAGCAGCTTCTCCAAGGTCAGAGCTGACCCAGAAAAGTCGATGTCGTTGTTGTTAGAATTAGCCATGGTTGGGTGCCCTCAAGCGGAAAGATAGCGGAAAGTTAGTCCTTTGCAATTCAATAGTGAGATGCTCAGCGTTGGTTTCTTTTCTTTGTTTCGATCAACCGACCAGAGGCATCCCTAGTGGTTGATCCGTTGCGGTTCGTAGTCTCCTGAGAGATGAGCCTCCCTGAGGCGTCCCGCTTTTCGATCACCGCATTACCTCGCCTGTCACGCTTGACCTTGCTCTCATAGATGAGGCGGCCCGAAGCATCGCGGACTTGCTCTGGTGCAGCCTGAGCGAACCCTGAGGCGAGAAGCAGGCACAGGCTGAGGTATTGGAAGTAGATCATGGTTTGAGTTGGTTGGAATCAAAGAGCATCCTTGAGCGCCTTGAGTCGTTCTTCGACTTTCTCACGAACGATCTCCTCGACCCCATGCTTGAATCGCTCATCGATCATCCTTTCTATCCGTTCTTCCGAGAAGCGCGTCATCATCATGTTGGTGATGGTTCTGCCGACAAGTGCAATGAACTCCGTGCGGACTTCTCCGGCTGCGCTGCTTGCAGCGTTCGCTAACGCTGTGCGAGTTTCCTCGTTGATGACCAGCGTCGGCTTGTAATGCCTGCCGTTCTCTTCCAGCCTGCCGAACTGAGAGATGAGCACCTTCTCGGCCTCACCTGCTAGGTTCTTCTTCAGTTCGACGCACCGCGCGTCGAGTGCTTCACCCGCCAGCGCCTTCAGGTGCTTGTTGGCAAAGTTTTGGACGATGGAGTTCCTGATTTCGATTTCGATGGTCGAATCACCGCCGATCAATCTTTCGAGTGCGGCGAGACTTGCGATTTGTATTTTTAGGCTCATGGTTTGTTTTGGTTTCTGTTAGACATCCTTTAGCGATCCAGATTGAGGTCATCGGCTCGGAGGTGTAGACCTTCCCGACCTTGCTCAGCGTTCTTACCAGAACTTCCGGTGTGGTTCCATTCATTCGTTCAAACCCCGTCAAGCAGCACGGGATTCCTGAGGTCTTGAATGTCCGGTAGTGGTGGGTTGATTTCATTGCCCTATCACTATGTTGTGGGTTTCTTCCAGCCAGTTCCAAGCAGCGGCCTCGGAGATGAAAATCTCAAGGCCGAGCACCATCGTCCTGCCGGACCAGATGACGTAACCGCACCGACCTTGGCTCCAGCGGACGGTGATCTTGCCTACTGTTAGATCAGCCCGCTGCTGCTCCTTGGCGGCGGCGAATTGAGCCTCCTGCTCTGGAGTGGTTCTGATGCGATACCAGCTCATGTTAGTCTGGGTCTTTGAGTTCGAGCTTCGCATCACGAAGGATGCGTTCGAGATTCTCCTTCACGTATGCCTTGGCCGAAACGAAATCTTCGGCTCGGTGTCTGAGGGAAACCCACTTCCACCCGCAGTATACGGTGGCGTCTTTCACTTGCAGCCGGATGACCAGCTCGCGTGAACCGCGCTGTTCAGCGATGGTTCCGACCTCGTGCTTGTTCACTTTGATGTCGCAATAGTTCAACTGAAAGGAGCGATAGCGCCCTGTCGCGTTTTGCATCTTGAATGAAATCTTGAATGGAGTGTTCATGTTAGGAGACGTAAGCTGTTACCTCGAAGCGTCCTGATGGCATGCGATACCACTGCATCCGCATGAAGACATTGTTGCCGACGCACTCGGCGCACTCGCCAGTGTCGCCGCAGTAGATTCCGTCCTGCATCTTCAGATCGAAAGGGGCGAGGATGGCGTCGATGTCGGACAAGGGGAGGCCCTGATGGTAAACTCGGCCAAGTGCGGCGAGCGCGGAGTTGACTTTGCGGAGGATGGATCGCTTGGACATACACGTAGAATGGACTAGATCCGAAACCTTTGCAAGGATTATTTTCAACTGTTAGAAGATTATTTTGACCGACGGTCAAATCTTCAGGGTCGAGCGACCACGGGTCCTTCTTGTAGAGCATCACCACGGCGGAGAACTTTCGACCCCACCGCTCGAACTCTCGTGTCTCAAGGCACTCGGCATCTCGGATGTAGTGATGCACCTCAAGATTGCGATACCCGTCTATGTAGCCCGCACATACCCAGCCCGCTTGTTAGATTTCCTCTCGGATTTGATGGTGCGTAGCTGAAACTCCTTGGCGTGCTTGCGGACCGTCCATGCCGGAACCACAGCTAGGACCAGCGGACCACAGAGACGGTCCAAGAAGTCACCCATCGTGCGGGCCCCTTACCACCGGAAGGATGGCAGGCGAACACGTAGGCCAGCCTCGGAGCATGCTTGGCATCCTTCTCCAGCCGGAAGTCATAGAGCACCGACTTGCCCTTCAGCTTCGATGTGACACACACGGATTTGATCTCGACGGGTTGCTTCTTGGAGTTCATCGCGTCCGGCTGATAGATCGAAGAGCCACCGGAAGCGTTGCATTTTAAGGAGCCCGCATACTACCTCCATCACTGATCCCATGTGGGTCCTTCGATGACCAGCGCCTCGGAATCGCATGTTAGGCTCTGGATCAAATAATTGTTGCTGCTTTATTGTTCTGGTTTTATTGGATATTTGTCAATGATCAGGTCTGCGATACTCGTGCCGAACACGCCTCTCCTGAGGTCGTGAACTTGCCTTAGTGGTTTGTCTCGCGCCTCATCCCGACGAAGGACCATGTTCGCCCTGCACGTATGGCAGGTGCGATGGATGGTATTAGTCCTCCCATTCGGTGTGAGTTCTGTTCTCGTGAGATGGCAGGACGGGCATTGTCCCGTGTAGGCGTGGCTGATATTCATTTCTTGTTAAGGTAGGTGGTTTGCTCCTCGGTGAAATCAGGATGCCGGATCAGGAAACCTTCGCCGTCATGCTTCATCCAATTGTTGCGTAGCCAGTTGCGGGCCTGCTGACGCTTAGTGAACCTCTCAGGCAAGAGGCGCTTCTTCGGCTTCCTCGGATCATCTTTGCTGCATAGCAGGATGATGCGATACGTTGGGGTGTGTGAATTCATAGGATTGACGGTAGGCTACTAGGGTTCTCTGGTTTGTATGTAGGCTTCCCATCTAAGGGCGAATTTCTTGGTCTCACTGAAATTGTCGGTTTGGATTTCCGCCTCTGGGATAGCTTCGAGGATCAGGGCGGTGATGGTCGTAGTGACCTCGACCCACTTGGCTTCAGAGATCCCCTTCTCGTCGCCGCAAAAGCCTACCCGATAACCTAACAGGAACACACCCAGCTTGTAGCCATAGGTGAGAGGCTTACGATCTACGAGGTCGCATTGGAGGTCCGATGACTTACATATCGCCTTCAGGCTTTTATGTAGGGCCTTGAACTTCTCCTCTGTTAGAGGGTATCTGTATGGTTGGCGGATCTTCATTTCTTTCGGTCCTTTGATGACTTGGGTGCTGGCTTCTTGGGATTCTTCTTCGTGCTGTAGGGACCGCGCTTGCGGTGCTTCAGTTCGTAGATTGCATCAGACATGCGGATGGCCTCGACCAGCTTCTTTTTGATCTCTGGCAACTTAGCCTTCAGCGCGACGTTAGTCATGTTTGCTGGGATGATCACAGGGACGATGGACTGGCCGAACTTCCCTGTAGTGAATAAGGCTACGTGGTGAATGAACGGCGACTTACTAACCACCTTGAACCCACAGTAGTCGCTGATTCGCTCTTCCATGGTCCGAGTCTTCAGGACGGGCTTGAGTTCGGCAATCTCCTCACGCCGCAGCGGGAGGACCATGGTTGGCCGGACTGGAGGCTTGGCTTGCAGCCGGACCTCGAAACCCATACGCATCAGATCCTCTAGTGTTAGATCACCCCGAAGCTGAATGGTGTTGCCGTCTTTGTCGATTGCGGTGACGTAACTCACGACTCAAGGTTCTTTCTAAATCTAGCCATCGCGGTAACGGCCTTCAGGTTGATCTGCCTCTCGACTCGCCGCTCGTAGTTGTCGGGAAGGACGCCCAGCATCTTCAGGGCTTTCTTGTGGAGGATCATGTCCTCAATGCGGGCTATCCACACCTCAGAGCACAAGCCTGTGAGCTGCTGCCGAGGGTTGATGAAGTCGAGCATGAACGGGGTAGGGCGGCTGCCATTCCTCTTGTGCTCGCGGTAGAAGTATTCGCCAGTCTTGGGGTCAATGCCCTCGGTGTAGTTCTTGTTCATAAGTTAATCGGCGCAGCCACGGTAGCGGTTTGCGAGAGCTTCCGTAAAGGGAGCGCGGATCTCGTCTAGCGAGCGTGGATTCTCCTTGCAGAGTTCGTCGAGGATTGCCTCTTCGAGTGCGGCGGGCAGTGGATCAGCCCCATATATCTGAGCCTCCATGCGGGAGGTCTTCAGGTAGTGAAATAGCGCGACCTTGTTTGGGACGGGTGGCGCGGTTTTGAGTTCGAGTGCCATAAGTGTTAGATTGCGGATTCGTATTTCTCTCCTTCGATCACCACCAGCTTTGGTTTGCTGCCGAGGCGGATGGTGTTTGGGTCATGCTTCTCCAGCATGCCCGCAGAGTGGAAGGCGAGGTTGACTTGCCTGCGCCATGAGCGGTCCTCGAAGTAGCCGTCTCGGTCTGCATACCAGATGAGGCAATCGGCGGCTATCCGGTTGAGCAGGCCCGCTTCGAGTGCGGCTTGGATACCCTCAGCCTCTTCCTTGTATTCGAGGAGAAGCTCGGCGTCGTCTTCCCCGCAGGAAAACTCGTCTAGCATTGACGCTCGGTCTCGGAGCGTTTCACAAACGATGGATGGAATGGACATGATCTGAGGATGCACTAAAACCGAAACCTTTGCAAGGATTATTTTCAACTGTTAGAAAAGTGTTAGAGTCGATTTGTCCAGGATCGATTTGTTTTCTGATTCCAGCACGATACCCACGACTACACTACCGACGCAAGGAAGAGGCATTTCCGTTCGATCTAAGGCATACTTTTCTAACAGAATTTATCTGGATCGTTTTCGGACGGCTTTTACCGCCTCAGGGCCTTTGACCGTCACCAATTTCATCCCGTATTCGTCAATGCCAGTCGGCCATGTTTCGAGCGGCTTTCTCTTGAGCACGTTGCCCTTGAACGGGCGATAGTCCACGATGTGATGCCAGCGGTTGAACCTCCACATGACCTTGGCGACGTCGGGATGCTGCTCGACCAGCGACTCGGCGAACTCCTTCCGGTTATCGGTCTTGTCGTAAAGCTCGTTGGTGTTCCCTCCACTCATCCGCATCGAAGTCATCTTTCCACACAGGAAAGCGTTGAACAAGATGGTGCATTCTCCCGACTTCAGAACTCTCAGAGACAGGTCCGTGTCTTCATTGTATTTCCCACGCCACCGGAAAGGCAGATTGTTCCTAACGAGGATGCACGAGTAGATCCTCGTGTTCAGGTAATAGGGCGGCACCGGATCGGTGGTCTTGCAGAACGAGTAATAGTTCATTCCTGATAGACCGACATTCGAGTAGCGATCAGTGAAGTCCTCACACGCACGGAACGTGGAGTCACAATGCACCTCTGGCTTGTCGTTTCGGTTCAGCCGATTGAATGCCTCAATGTTGTCGTCCAAGATCCAATGACGCTCGTGCCCCTCGGAGATACTGTGCTCCCATACCCAGTTGCGTGCAGGGATAGACCCTTGCCCTAGGTCCTTGAACGGGAGGACGAGTAGCAGTTTGCCTTCGATGCGTTTGGCGTAGGCGGCGACCTGATGAGGCTCGACTACCACCCTGAACGGAATCCCGCACTTCTTCAGCGCCCTCGCCGTGATACAACTCGACGGCCTTCCCTTGGAGATGACGTAGACGGGGTATCTCATTTGTTAGACCATACCTGTTTGGTTTCCCTGCGATGCGGCTTGTGGCGATACCACGCGCTCTTGGTTTTCGAGTTGAGCTTCTGGCCGATAAGGCGAGCGAACTTCTGAAGGTCCTCGTCATTCTCGAACCTGAAGATGATCTTGGCGAACGGCTCCTGCTTGTCCTGAACGAACTCAGGCATCCCCACCCATTCACTCTTGGTGGACGGCACTGCCCTCTTCGTCCTTTTGCGTATTGCGTTGCTCATATTTGACCGACGGTCAAATTACCCTTCGTGATCTGGATTGAGACGATCAACCTCGGCCCTATATTGCTGAAGGACGGCCTGAAGCTCCTTGGGTCTGGATGACTTCAGCTCAACCTTCAACGAAGCGATGATCGGCGCTGGTAGGGAGTCCGTCCCGTGGATGTAATGGTTGACGGCGCACTTCCGTAGGAATCCGAGGATCTCCTTTCTTCGAGTTGCCCAATGTTCCTTGGTTGGATGTGTGCTCATCGTTGTGGTTCCATTACTTGATTCATTTCTAAAGGTCTAGTTAATAGTTATCGTTGAAGTAGCGTTTCAGGAGGCCATTGCAGTGAGCATGCACCGCGCCCACTGTTAGCCCTGTGGTATGATCATGGTGCAGGTGAATCGGGTGTTTGAAGAAGTCGGGCGGAAAGGAGGATTCGTCGAGTAGGAAACCCCTAGCCTCCTGAGCAGGCTCGTCCATCAGGCTTGCCCCACAGTGAGCGCATAGTAGGTCCTGCTCCTTCATATACTGAAGGCGAGCATCCCGCCGCTCGTGCGGTTTGAGGGCGTCGTAGTTTGTGGGGAGGATCACTTGCGGTCCCCTTTCCAGATCGGCCCTAGCGACTTGCAGTGGTTCCAGATGGCAGCGTTGCGCTTGGCTGGACGGACACCTCTTGGGGTGCGAACTTCAACGTCGAGTAGGACCCCAGTTTCGTCGAACCATGCCGACACTTGACAGCCATAGGTTACCCAGCATGGCCGTATTCCGTGGAGGACAAACCCTCCGCCCTTGAACTTCTCTTTTCTCATTCGGTGATCCAGTGTTTCTGTTTCCATTGATTGAGGCGGAGGCTGGCGTTATGGAGCTTGGTGTTCCACAGGCTGATCTCGTCCTTGCGGTAGGCAATCAACCTCTCAAGGCCAAGGCGCTTCTCGCAGAATTTCACCCAGTTGGTGCGGTATCGCAGCTCCTCAGTGATCTCACTGTTAGAGATGACTGGTTTCTTCTTTGGGCGGCAGCGCATGGCGAGTGGGATTGTCAGGGAATTGGATGGATTGGACATGTGCTAAGGATCGCCTAAGTATTTAACCTTTGCAAGAAAATTGTTCAACTGTTAGATTATCTTGGGCCTGATCACTTGAGCCGATCTGGGAGAGCGGTGCGGGATCGAGGATCACCACCGATTCACAGTCCCACCCGTAGAGGCTCCGAAGCAGTCCCCACTTAGTCTCCCGCTCACCGCGAGCTGTTAGATAGATTGCCTGCACCCCTTGGTCTCGCATGTCGCCGAACCGTATCCCTTGAGCGTAAACAGGATGGTTTTCGTCCCAGAGCAGGTGTTCGAGGTCGGCCTCACTATTGATCACCAGCACGTTCGCATTCGACAAGCGGAATGTCATCCACTCATTCAGACTCTCGGTAATGAAGTCGTTATCGGTCGCCCACTCCTTCCACCCATAGGCGGCGTCAATCGGCGAGGCCCACAGCCCTGAGCTTCTATGACAACGCCCTATCTTCCCTGTGCGCGGATTCACGGTATCGATGTAATGCGTCGGCTTGTTGCAATCGCTGTTCGCCACAGGAGTGAACTTCGACGGATCGAACACGGTCTTGCCGTAGTGGATGAGGTCCAAGGTCAGTATTCTCAGGCTCATGGTCGTGGTGTGCGTTTTCGGAAGGGGAGCACAGGAGCAGAGATGTGCTCCTTTGATTCAGAGGACGGCATTCCTGTGCGGAGGAGGTAGCCGCCCGCTACCGGAATCAGGAGCACGCCTGTGGTCCGGTAGCGAGCGTTCTCGGAGATGAATCGTTTAAGTAGGCTCATGTGCGTCCTTCGTTCTGTTGGAGTAGTATCTCGGGGCGAACGCGCAGGCTTCGTTGGCGGTGCCCCTGACCCTCAGCCAGCACCTTCCGGTTTGGATCGTTCCCACTGGAGTTCGAGCACAGCCAAGCCATCCACTCCGTCTGTCGAGTGTATCCGACCTCGAAGTAGCAGTAGGGGTTTCTTCGATCAGCCCACGGTGAACATCTAACAGCTTCCCTATGCTGTATGTCTCGACCTTCTCAGGGCTTGGTTCCTCAGCGGTAGGTTCCTTCACCATCTGAACCATGGTATCGGCCTCTTCAAATTTGAGACTACCGGCGGTGGATTCTTCTGCCTTGGTTGGAACGTAGGCGGAGCCGAGGAACTTCCTGAGGTCGGTTAAGAGTTGGTCCTTCTGGTTTGATCCATCATCGTATGCAAGGACCTCACGACACCGGAGGAGGAGTTGGATTGCCTCAGGACCAGTAGAAGGCCCGTAGGTGATTGGCTGAATCTGATAGACGTCCTCGGACTTGTGCTTGATTGCATTCCCGCCAGCGACGTAGCGTGGGTTCTCCAGCTTCTTGACCCTGAGCTGAGTGTCGGCAAGGGAGGACCCGAACTGTAGCCACCCGACCCGCATCGTGGTGAGTGAATGGTTCATGGCATCTAGCTTGAGCTGGAACATATCGAATTTGCGTTTGTGTTTCTTTTTCATATTAGATTGACCCTTCGGTTATGATTTCGGAATCGCGTCTAAACTCGAATCCGTGAGAGTAATAACCGTTGTGTGCGTTCCACAAAGTTAGGAACACTTCAGGCTTGGATGGATGCACGAGGCGGAACGTAGCGAACCCGCCGCTCTCGACGTCAGCGCCCTCAGGCAGCTCAGAGTTGAAGAAGTTGGTGTCGAACTGGTAGCCATCGATGTCGATCCCATTGTGCTGATTCTCTTTGATCTTCCAATCGAAATCTCCATGTGTTAGAAACCAGCCGTAGTCCTCACAGCAACACGTATTGTAATCGAACCCCACGAAGACGTTATGATCGTCAACGAAGTTCAGCTTGCCATCCTTGTTGAAGATTTTCATCCCGCTTACTGGTTGGCTTTCATTAGAGCGACGTATTCCTCGGCCCGCGCACGAGCTTTGGCTTCACCTGTGGTGTGTCCTTTCTCAATGAAGGGAACCCATCCGCACACCGCCTTGACGAGGAACTGCACCCCACCATGCGCTTCGTTAGCGACACCGCAAGTGAACGGGCCTCGGATGGTTCCGAGGGGGTAGGGAACGAACTCGTTGGTGGGCGAGTTCAGGACCATCGCATCCGCTAAAGGAGGTCCACTCTTACGTGGACCATAGTGCGCGGTGTTGTTCTTCATCCCGAAGGATTCGAGATATACGATCTCATCCACGGTAAATGCCTCGTCCGAGTTGAAGGGCAATGACATGTCCCACTTCGGGTCGAGGATCTCAATGATCGCGTTGCGGTAGGCCCACCCGAAGATGAGCGGCATGGTTGGTATGTTTGCGAACTCAGCGATGATGGCTGCGATCTTATCGATCACCGCCTTGCGTCCGATAAGGGCGACAGCTTTGTCTAAGTGCTTCAGCCCGTGCGAACGGGTGCTAACAATTTCGTGTGACGTCTTCATGGTTTGATGAAAGTGTTCACCAACTGGAACAGGCGCTCAATGTCGAGGCCGAACGGGGCGTGGTTGTCGGCCCAGATGATCAGCGCTAATACTGCGAGGAGGAGCAGAAGCCCTCCGAGTGATTTGACTGTGGAGTTCATGCTGTTAGTCGTTGGGGGTTTCGAGAGTGATGCGGCCTGTGTCACCGATAGCGATCATGTAGGCCCACTCAGACGCGAGCTGTGCGACGTATTCCCCCACCGCGAAAGCGCGGCAGTAGCCTTCATGGTGCATCGCCTTGGAGGTGATGTGGAGTGTTGGCGGGCAGCTTTCGGGAACCACCTCTACGGTGACATCGAAGGCGACGGCGTTGGGTTGGACTAGGGGCAGATCGGACATACGCGTAGGATGGCCTAAAGATGAAACCTTTGCAAGGATTACTTTCAACTGTTAGAAGAATTTGACCGACGGTCAAAACATCACATCTCAACCATCGGATCTGGGAGATTGGCGTCCCCGCCGCTCTCTCGCCTCCCACAAGGCGAAGTCCAAACCAGACCCGAGGGTTGAGATGTGATGTCTCGGTCTTTCCCGAGTGTCCTGTGGGGTTAATGCCTTTGATGTTAGTTTTGCAACTCAGGATCAGCTCCGCATGGTGACGGCACTCAAGCATCCTTTGAAGGCTTACCCACATTTCAACCCTAACCCGTGGCTATTTGATTTCTGGGTGTCCCTATTCGGGTCGCCGCAGGGCTGAAATGTGGGCAGAGGGCGCGAACCCTCTACACCACTGAGCATGCTTTATGCGGTTGCCACCTGTTCGATTTTGAAGCCGAGTTTGGTGATCACCGACAAGGCAGCCTTGGTGAGCGAACTAGCACGCCAGTTCTTCTTCTCGTCCAAGACGTCTTGCAGCGCGTTGCGGAGATTGACAGCCTCCTGATAGGCTACGGTCTTCGGTGCGCCGAGCTTTGCGGACGCTGACACGTATTGGCGGAAATGGTAACCACCCTTTTGGGCGCGGACGGCGAAGCCCTCGAACTTGTGTTTCTCCTTCGTCATTTCAGTGACGCCCTTCACCTTCTCCATCTTGGAGGGTGCCTTCTTGGTTGCACGTTTAGTAGCCATGGTTTCGATTGATTAGCGGTTGTTTGTTTTCATTGGTTCATGCCCATTACGGGCGAGAGATACTAGCATGATAGCGAAGTTAGTCCTTTGCAATGATTATTTTCAAGTGTTAGATACTACCGGATCAGATTCTCCGCCTTGAAGTCTTCGATGCGCTTCAACACCAAGCTAAGGGACGGGATGCTGCTTTCGTCGTGGACGGCCATGCCATCGGCTGTGCGCCACGTTATCCCCAGCAAGTAGCTGTATGGCTTCTTCGGGTCGGGCACCACTTCGATCTTGATTATCTTATTCATACTCTTATTTGTTAGATGGTTGGTTTCAGAGCCGAAGAACTGACGGCGAGGTGGCTGATATGATCAGCGTGCTCCGCCTTGACGGTAGTTTTCTGTCTATTTGTCATGTTAGATTACTTCGGAGGGTTGATCCTAAATTCGGTCATCCAATAGTCCACGCACACGGAGGCGCACACCTTGGCGATTCTGCTACGCTTTGGCGTTATGCAGATTACCTTCACCCCTCGGCGATGGCCTCGGTGCAGTTCCATTCAAAGGATCTGAAGCAGTGGAGTTTGTAGTGGTGGGCGCACACACAGTAAACGTAATCCCAGAACGGCTTGTCGTTTCTGGTCCACTCGAAGAATGAATCCGAGCTAGGCTCAGGACACTCCTTCATGAATCGCACGGACATGTGGTATAGTTGGCCTACTGTTAGCATTGGTATCTTGTTCATGGTGGTTCGGTTAATAGGAGGACCCGCTCCTCAACGGGCACCACTTGGGGATCGCAGGCGGCTTCACCTGCCCATCTGGTTTTCTGGTTACGTGAATGGGCTTACCGTAAGGGCAAGGGCCGTCTGTGTCTGGGTGAGCGCAATATCTATGAGTAACCTTTCCGCCGATGGCGGGAGTGCCGAGCATGAACTTCAAGTGAGTGCAGTCAAGGCAGGTCTCAAGATGGACGGTTACTGTGATTCCTTTCATGGTGATTGTTTGGTGGTTTCATGGGATGGATTGGACATGATCGTAGGATAGCCTAAACCCGAAACCTTTGCAAAGATTACTTTCAACTGTTAGAAAAGTGTTAGAGTCAAATCGTTCGCAACGTCAATTCCGATACCATAGCCATACGACTGCCCGACGCATACTGATCGATCCTCGTGCAATCTACGGGCATCGATTTTTGACCGACGGTCAAATCAGGCGAAAAGTATCTTCGGGACGTCAACTAGGCCCTCGCGGGAAATGCTAACAGCATCACAGTTATGGACTAGAACTCCGTTAGCAAAGAACTCGTGTTCGCCCTCAACCGTCAGGTTGTAAACGTCGCACTTGCTGTCCGAGCATTGCGGCACGACGCCTGCACGCTCCAGAGCAGTAGCGAGCAACCCCGCTCTTATCTGAAGTAAACGTGGAGTCGCAGACCACGCACAAACACTGACGCTCTGGTCTTGGTTGGTATTGGCTGGCATGCCGTTTTCGTTGCTGACAAGGGAGGCAGAGGTTGTGCTTCCTGTTTGGAGAGTCGAAGATGGTGGCACCGCAGCCTTCGCAGGCGAGCTTTGCGTGCTCGACTCTAATATAGACCTTATGGGGTCGCTCTCTACGCTCTTGTGCTTTGGCGATGATTTCCTCTTGATGCTTTCGCTTCTTATCACGCCACCTAGTCTTGCGGTTGACGGCATTTGAGTTTGGGTCTTTTCGATGCTTCCTACCATGCTCTTCAGTGGTGAGGACTTCGAGACTTTCAGGTCGATTATCATCGATTCCAAACCTGTGATGGACTTGCCTACCGAGAGGGACGGCGCAACCGTTTGCACTTTCCCAAACATCGCGGTGCAATGCGCGTGGGCTTTTCCGATTAGAGTCATGAGCATAGAAGTATCGCCTGATCGCCTTTTGTTTTGAGTCTGGGTATCTATGATACCAGCGACCTTTGAATCTAACTGATTCGCGTCTACAACCAGAAGGTCCGAATCCCGCAATGATCCCAGTGGCACCCAACTCCGATTCTCCGTCCACACTGGATGGCTTACAGTTCCCTCTATTCCGTAACGCGAGATCACTGGCGCTCTTCCTGTCTTCCCCGACCACAACACTCGGCGCATCCCCTTTCTTGTTAGGACGAGTTCGTTTTCGCATACATCTCCGATACACTTCAACCCTTCGGATGTCGAGATCAAAGTCTTAACTGTCAAACATTGGTCGTCATGATTTCCCAGAGGGAATTTCTCAAGCTCAAGGATGAACTCCTTGTTCCACGGTGCTCGGACCATGTAGAAGCGTCCGGCCTCCACGAGGTTGAGCCATGGCTGAGCACGTAGGAGCTTGCCTCCTTGGAAGTTTCGCGGCTCGACATGCAGGCGACCCATCAGCTCGCGCTTCACATCCTCGAACACCGCCTTGAATCCTCCCACGCCTTCGATCCCTACCCGTCCGATAGGAGCGCCACGCATCATGTCGTTCTTGCTAGTTTCGATCACCATGAATCTCATCTTCGCCCACGCCGCTTGCTCTCGCTTCATGTCGATGAGGTAGAACTCCATGGGTTCCCCATCTGGAGACATCCGGCAAGCGCACAACGCACCCGCAGTGAAGTCGGCGGCCGAGGAGTCCGTGATGGCGGGGTCCCATCCACGATACCACTCAATGTCGGTGGGGACATCGGCCATGTCGATCAGCTTGATCTTCTTAACGTCCACCACATCTCCGGTGGAGGAGCGAGGGGTGCCGTTGTATTGAGAGTCCCACTCGTATCCCGGCATCTTGATCTTGAGCGCCTGAAGGAACTTCAGTGGTCGCTGCTCAGGGAATAGCGGCTCTCCCACCTCACGCCCTATAGGGTCACCCATCTCGGCGATGGCTTTCAGGTTGGTCACCTCAAAGGTCTGCTCCGCGAATCCGCCGTCTATCAGCTCTTGCTGCTTCTGTGCTCCGGTTACGATCCCGTGCAGATCCTCAGGGTGCCAGCGCGTTCCAATCAGGAACACCTTAGCTGAGGGTGACAGACGCGACATACAGTCGCCGTAGAACCACTGCTCCACCTTCTTACGGTTGCCCACGGATTCGGCCTCGAAGCGTCCGGCGTGCGGGTCATCCACGATCAGCCAGTCAACCCGTCGTCCTGTTAGTTTTGAACCTGCGGATGTGACCTGAATCGATGATCCGTTAGAAAACATGACCGACCCCTGTCTGTTGTATCCCTCCACGGGGACCACTCCCGGGAAGACCATCTGATACATCGGCGAAGCTACAATGTCCTTGATCTCTCGAAGGAAGTCGGCAAGCAGGCTGAACGAGAATCCTGTGAGGGCGATGTGCTTTCCAGGGGAGTGGCCCAAGATCCACGCTGCGGCTCGAACTGACAGCATCCGGCTCTTACCGTGCTGAGGCGGCACCGAGACCGATTGGTTGGGAGACCGATTCCCCGCGACCACATCCTGCACCAGCTCGGCGAGGTATTGGTGGAAGCGGGAGATGATGTAGGTGGTGCCTTCGATCTGCGGCCACATGACGTTCAACCACGAAGGGAAGTCCTCCTTGGCGGCTGCACACAGGAACTCCAACGCCTGCGCGTATTCCTGCTCCTCCATCAGATCGGAATCTGTTAAAGGTGGCTCAATCGGAGCGGTGATGATGTCGGGAAGCGGCTCCTCGAAATCCTCATCCTCAAGGCTCAGGTCTTCAGGGGCACTCATCTACGTTTCCTCTGAGGCTCGAACTTCGACACAGCATAGGTTCGGATCTTCGGCATGATGATCCCACTCGTCTGTGCCCCTGAGAAATACAAGGTGGCAAGTAATGGCAGGAGGCTCATCCGTTCAGCAGTTCGGGCTTGCGAGCAAGGACCGCTTTGAGGGCGGCGAATGCTCCCTTGTCAGACAGCACACGGTCGTCCACTTGGAGACCGACAGTTCCGACCACGAGAGGATTCTCCTCATCGCTACCGAGTTTGATTCTCGACGTCGCACCATACTCATCAGGGAATCGGCGTTCGAGGAACCATGCAGAAGACTGCCATCCTGGCACGGACTTTTGAATCCTCATCATGTTCCTGTGGGCGGCATCGGCATTGGCCCTTTTAACGCGCTGGTAAAAGCTATAGGCGAGCGTGCCTTCCTCAGCGGTCTTTCCTTCGCGCATCCACCGGAAGAACGTGGTCTCATCCACGCCCGCTAAGACGCACGCATGCTTATATGGGTTCCCAGCAAAGATGTATTGGAGGAGGGAGGCAACGAGTTCGGGGTCACGCCTCCGGTCTGGTCTCCCTTCTGCTTCCTTAGGATTCCCGCACGCATCTACCGTTACCGCCGTGCCCGCTTGGGTATGGATTGGCTTGTTAGATTTCTTTGGTTCCTTGTCTGTTGTGATGCCCTCGACCATTGCAGTAGCACTTGCTTTGGTCTGGGACTGTTGTCTCGTCCGCTTGCGAACCGCTACGGTGGCAGGCGGAGGGTTGTCCGTCTTCTTCATGGTGATGTATATTCCTGTTTGGTATGGTTACGCGACCCGCGAATTACCTTGGGTGGCTTTGCGTTGGGGACCTTAGCACCGGACCCCACAGGGAGTCAATCTCTCCTTCTCACGATACCGATTGAGCTACGATAGGGGCGGGCGCACCCCTCGGGTCGTTCTATGAGCAAAGCTCTGCCTTCCTGCGCATGACATGGCTCCTACTCCCGTGCATCATTTTCCTCCACCCTACCTCAGGCTCGTATTCCTCCCCCTTATGGTAGATGACTTCGATTCCCGCCCACACCTTCTTGCAGCCACGTTCGGTAAGAGCGATCTCGCACTCGTCATTGTAGATGTTGCAGAAGTAGTAGAATCGATCACCCTCAGGTGTTAGCTCGGCCCACGGGAAGAGCAGGCCGTCGATGTCCTTGGGTAGCATGTCATCCAGTTCCTCCTTGGTGAGGTAGTCCTCGCCGAACCTCTGCCGTTCGAGATAGCCAAGGCGCTGTGCGAGCATCACCTCATGTGGCCTGTCCTCTTTCCATTGGGTGACATGATCGCAGGACTCGCGGGTGAGAAGCGCATGGTGCATCCGGTCAAGCTGGATGAGGTTGAGCGGCCCCGGAGACGAGTGGAACCCATTGTTGCCTTCGCCATCGGAGAAGAAGTGGAGCATGTTGTCGTTGACCGACACGCAGAGCCAGTCGCCCGGGAGTTCCCCGTGTGCCTGCGGGTGGAGCATCTTATCGCGGCGGATCTGCCACATCCCCTCGGTAGGCGAGCCGTGAAAGACGGTCTGGTCCAGAGTCACCCTACGGCACATATGTAGGAACCACTTGCGGCGGAGAGCTGTTAGATCCTTAGTGTTCATTGCTCCCCCACTGCTTCGATTGCTTTGATGGCTATTTGTGCCATGTTCGAAGGGACCTCCTCATTGATACACCCTAACGCGCTGTCGCCATCCCCACCGATCAGCATCGTGTCCTTACGGATGATCTTGAGTGCATCCAGTAGCAACGTGCTACGCTGCTTGTATTCTTCCATCTGCTCTATGTTTACTTTGCGCAGGATGATTTGGTCTTCCTCACGGCGAAGAGCGGAGGTCAACTTAGAACTAACTCTACTTAGCTCGTCCTGCGCCTTGTTCAATTCGATGATCCTAGCATCACTCTCCATGGCCTCATCGGTCAGTCCGTAGACGTTGCGTAAGTCGCGGATCTTATGGGTGATGAGATCGGAAATTACTAAGAAGGATAATTTGGTCATGGGTGTAGTTGGTTGAATTTGACCGACGGTCAAACGACGGCGTGAAATGGAAGGCGTGCGATGCGGCCCCAGAATCCACGAGGGTCGATTTGGTCGTCCTTGGTGAACTGGAACATAAGGGCGCTGAACACCTCGGCTGGGAGTTCCTTGAAACCCACAGGGGCGATGATGTAGTGCTTGATCTCCTCACCTTTGCGGAGAGTGATGACGTCGCCGACAGAGGCGGATGTTGCCTTCGGGTCTTTTCTACCAAGGGTAACATACTTCATCGTGGCACCGTTGGCAGATGCGTAGATGATGTCGAGCAAGTCGCCTACCCCATACCTAGGCTCAACGTCGTAGGTTAGGTGGCGCTGGGCTATTGGCTCACCACCCTTGTGGAAGGCGGTGCTGAATATGATGATCGATGTCATGGTCGTGTGGTGTTAGGTTTGGATATTAGCGGCGAGCGGAATTGCGGAGGATTGCGGAGAGTGTGGTGATCGTGGTCTTCGATGAATGGATTTCTTGGCCGTCACGATAGAGAACGATGCCATAGCCAAAAACGACTAGCATGTATTTATTTTCTATCGTGAACGAGAAGGCGCGGCGGACGGCGTCCTTAGCGTCAACAATATGAGCTAAGAGTTGCTGCTCGTTCATCGTGTTGATGTGAGCGAGGAGGCGCTTCATAATTGGAGCTACCTGTTCGCTGGTGTAGGACAGGGCGGGGAGGGCGATTGCGGATGGGTTGGACATGCGTGTAGATTGACCTAGATCCCAAACCTTTGCAAGGAAATAATTCAACTGTTAGAAAGAATCTTTTTAATCAGTGGATTCCATGTGCCATTCATGTCCAGCTCGTTATCAGGCTCCATGTTCCCTTGGCTGGAATGCGCTTCTGCGCGACCCATGCGGCGTCCATGGCCTTACGGGTAGGAACTCCCATCGGAAAGCGGGACTGCGCGAAGTTATGGATGGCGCATGGCTCCAACTCCTCGGACGCCCGCAGCATCAGTGTGTAGGCCCATAGGACTGCGGAACCTGGACGGTCCATCTCCTCAAGGCAGGCAATGAAGAAAAGCAACGCAGGACTAACTACCAGCTCAATTGGAACCATCGCCTCGATCCGCTTAATGAGGATCTTCAATGGAAGGTGACGCTCGGCTGCTTCGTTGACCCCCTTCATGGTCATCACTCGTCCCTTTGATCTCGGTTTCTTGTTGGGTCATCTGGCGGACGGGTTGGACGTTATCCATCCCACGGTATTGCGTATTCTCAGTAGTCATAACAGTTATGGTAGAGTAGGGTGACTGCATTGTATCCGAGCACATGCTCCCACTTGTCGCGTAGCTCCTCGAAATCAGCCTGCTTGAATGCTGGCAGGTGGTTGATGCCTTCGTTGTGTGCATTCTGAGCGACCATCCCCTGAAGCTCAATCTGGGCGAGGACGGTCTGAGCTTGGATGAAAGCGGCTGCTTGTGCGTGTGTCATTCGGTTTCGTGGTGATCGATTAGTGAATTGCCCTCAAGCTCAGCTACCACTCTGGTTAGAGGCACCGGACGGTAATCATGGAGCATCACTCCGACGTCCATCGACCTGCCGACTCGCGGAAGGGCACCGTGGCTGTGGCCGTGCAAGTGATAGGTCCCTCTGTTTGAACCACGCCACACACGGTGAGCGTAGTGGCTGAGGTAGAGTTTGACGTCGGCGCTCACCCTAACATACAGCGACTCATTATAAGTGTCGAACAGGTCCCGCAACTTCCACGCTGCCTTGTCGTCGTGGTTTCCACGGATAAGGTGGATCTTCCACCAGTAAGGACGGATGTCGCGCATGAAGAGCCTGATGTCCTCGGCGCGAGTTCCAACGTCACCGAGAAGCCAGAGTTGCGGTGATCGGTTCTTGTCTTTATCTAGCGGACGCATGCGCTGGGTGAGTGCGAGGTCGTGGAGGTTGATGCCGGACCACGGCCTGCCGTCCAGCTTTAGGATGTTATGATGACCGAGGTGAAGGTCAGCGCCGAAGTAGTGTGCGGGGAGATTCATCGGAGTATGCGTTTCCACCCGTAGCGGATGGCGTGTTTTCCTTTAGTGTTAGGCTTGACTGCTTTGAACGCCCACCACCGATGAAGTCCGCTGTTGTCGAGTTTCCAGTTTCCCCAAGCGACCACGAAGGCAACTTTGGTTCCACTATGGAATCGAACTTCATCGGGTTGAGTGGAACGATCAGCCTTCATGTTAGGTCCAATAGGTGACTTTGACTTTCGGAAACTTCTTCTCAAGTCGAGTAACGAATTGGTCGGCTTGGCGGCGGTTTGGGAAAGAGCGATAGTTCGTTGGCTTTCCTTCGATGGTGTATTCGACTTCAGTCATGGTGGGATTTATTGGATGGATTGGATACGCCCTGAGGATGACCTAAAGCGGGAACCTTTGCAAGGATTATTTCAACTGTTAGAAAAGTGTTAGAGTCAAATCGTTCCAAAATGTTTTTCCGATACGATACCCCATAACGGTCATCGACGCGCCCTAATCGATCCTGACGCAATCTACGGGCACAAAAAACCCGTATTCAACTGATTAGGTCAAATACGGGTGATTTGAGGCGTTTAGGTCACTCTTCAGCGGGTCCCGTTTCGGGAAGCGCGGAGCGAACATACTCGCGCAGTTGCTCTTTGGTGAATGCGACTTCCTCAAGGCAATGAGGGCAGAGGAGGTCGATTGTCTCGCTCTCCTTCTTTTCGTGCGCAGCGTGCGCGGCCTTGAGTTCTTCCTCGTTAGCCTTTTTCTCGGCGCTCAGGTCCTTGATTTCCAGAACGGTCCTCCATTGGTCCGAGTCGAAGAAAAAGGACACCGCCTCGAATCCGAGTTCGGCAATCTCAATCTTCAGCTTGTCCATGTCCCACTCCGAAAGCTCACCCGCCTTGTTGTCGGCGATGCGGAAGCGACGGCATTGCTCTTCTGTTAGAGTGGTGACCTTGATCACCTCTGCTTCAGTCCAGCCAAGGCGCATCAGAGCTTGGTAGCGTGCGTGTCCCGCGAGGATCACATTCTTCGCGTCAACCACGATAGGGTTCGTGTAGCCAAACTCGCCGATAGATTCGACTAAGGCTTTGACCGCCGCCTCGTTGTTGCGAGGATTGCGCCAGTAGGGTTTGATCAGAGTCAGCTTGACCTTGATCGGCTTCATTGCTTTTGAGTTACTCATCTTGGTGTGTTCTTTCTTGGTAGATGGTTTAGTCGGCGAGCTTCGAGTCAACGAAGAACACTTCCTTACATGCGGGGCATGGCACCTCAAGCATCTCAGAAGCCTTCCGCTCGGATTCCTTCTTGAAGTGTGAGCTGCTAGTTTCCTGCTGCTGTTCGATCTGCTGTGCGGTTGGGGAGGATGAGGTCGGCACTTCATCCAAGGCACCGAGCATCTTCTTGAGGTCGGTGGCTGAGAACCAAGCGTCCATCTCGCCGTCGGCACCGACAGCACGAACCTCATCACGCAGGAGATCGTCATCCCACTCAGCGAGTTCGCCTACGCGATTGTCGATCACCCTGAGCTTCTTGACTTGAATCTCGGTCAGGTGGTCTGCGACAACCACAGTGACCTCGGTCCAGCCAAGCTCCGTTAGGGCGGCGTGCCTAGTGTGTCCCATGATGATCACATCGTTGGCGTCTACGATGATCGGGCTGTTGTATCCAAAGTCTTCGATTGACTTGCGGACTGCGGCAACGGCAGCCGGAGAAATCTTCCTTGGATTGCCGTCGTAGGGTTTGATGGCCGTTAGGCTAAGTTTCTTGGTTTTCATGTGATGGAAAGTTAGAGGTTAAACGATCTTATCTTCGGGGTGGGCTGCCTTCCATTCCTTCTTCAGCTTGAGCTGATTCTTGGTCTCCCACGCCTTGCGGTAATCTACGTCATCGAAGAGTTTCGAGAACCCCGTAATGTGCTTCAGACGGATCAGCTCCTCGGCCTCCATGCCAAGTTCGGCACAAATCTGCTCGTCCTGCCAACCGTTCTCAAGCATCTCGAAAACCATGTTACCCATCCCGCCGACGGAGTGTTTGCCTCGTGCCCGATTGTGACGCACAGTCGAAGCCATGCGGTCATTGATGTCCTTTTCGAGGACCACACAAGGAACGTGGCTCAGGCACCGCCCTGCAATATCAGCGTTACGGCGCATGGTTGTGTAACGGTGGAACCCATCCACAATAACGTAAAGATACTTGGCTGGGTCGAACACGACCACCACGGGCTGCGTGTATCCGTCGTGGAGGATCGAAGTGTAAAGCAGGCTCATCTCACGAGTAGCCACACTGTTAGGGTTGTAGTCATTGCTGACTACTTTCTCCATCGGAATCCACCGGACGTTACCGATAGGTTGACTGCGGAAAGGCGACACGTTCTTGTGCATCCAATCGGTGACGGACTGCATCAGGGTGAGGCGCTCCTCAGGATTGTTGCAGGTTGCGGCGAATAGTTCTTCGAGTGCTTTCATGGTGGTAGAGGTTTTGACCGACGTTCAAATTTCTTTGGCTGTGGCAGCCTCAGCGCGTCGGCGCTGCTCCATGCGGAGATCGATCTTGTCTGGTGCGTTGGTGAAGTTTGCGATGCGGATACCGTCATGGTCATTTGTTAGAATGGCCTTAACGTGGACGATGTAGAGTTCATCAGGATCGACCAAACCCTTGTATTGCTCGACATGATCAGCGAACTGTTTGCGCATGGTCTCACGCCACTCCAGATTTGTGATCAGATTCTCAAGCAGGTAATCGCGGTAGTCCTCCCACCCGCCGAACATGGTAGGGACCGAGGTTGGGAAGTAACCCATGTGGCCGAACTTGGCACCGCTGTCGGCACCGGAAAGGCGGGTGACCAGCTTCTGATAGGTGTCACGCTCAATCTCCTGCATGATCCAGAGGGAACGGATCGACATCTCATGATGGACTGCCGACACACGCATCTCTTGGCGTGGAACTCCGAACCGATAGAACTCATCGTAAATCTTGCAGTAAGGCCAGTTGTTCTTATTGATCGAGGCCCAGACATCCGAGAACGTCCAGTCATAAATCGGGTGCATGGTGCAACACCGATTCAGCTCCGTGCGTTGGTCCTTCGGCACCGAGTCTTGCCAGTTGCCCTTCTTGCCCCACGTTGCCCACTTGTAGGTCGGGGCGACGGTCAAGCCAAGGGCACGAACCGGAGATTCCTCGCAGCGAACCCCAGTGAGCTGAGCGATGTGCTTTCCGGGAAAGATCGACAGTGGGATTCTGTCTAACAGCTTGTAGAACTTATCGGTCCCGAAAGTGTTCTCATGGATCGACATCGGATCTTTCGGTCTGATCCAATCCTCAGGCGTTTCGGGATTCCATAGCCAAGGCCGTGATTCCTCAGACGAGGAGGCGGACTCTGAGCGAAAGGGGACCTGATACCAGTAGGGTTTGACTCCTGGAGTGCTCATCATCTGCTTGACGGAATCTGCCGTTGCCTGCCACTCCATCTCTTGATCTAACCACATGACTGCGAGCGGCAAGCGACCCATCTCAGTAGCGACCTCAAGGGCGAGCTGGAACACCACAGTCGAATCCTTACCACCAGAGACGTTGACTAACACCTCCTCGAACTCCTCGAACACCCAGCGGATACGCGCCTTGGCTGCCTCGTAGACGTTCTGGTTCTTGTAGACCTTTACTCCGCCGTGCCTATCAGGTGCTTTCATCGTTCGAGGATTTTGATTGTTTTGGCGAGTCGGCTCGCGTTCAGTTCGTTACCGAAAAACCGCATACCGTTATTGGTGGCGGCTCTCGCTGAGTATCCCATACCACAGCATGGATCAAGTAGAATCCCCTCTGGGACTGCGTGATGCTGCACCACATCATCCACAAGGGCGGCACCACTTAGGGACGGATGCGGGGCATACCCTGAGTGATTAGAGCTTGGTGTAGCACCCGATAGGAAGACGCATGGCTTCATCACTGAACCACTCCGGTAAACTAGGTGATGGGACCTAACCCCACCGAGTCCTGCGGCACGCATCGCGTCGGCGATCTGGGCTTCCCACTTGAGTCCAGTTTCAATGAAGACCATGCCGTGAGTGTAGGAGAGAGCTAGGCGGAGGATGGAGTCTATCAGCGCTGTGAATGGGATAGGCTCAACCGAAACTCCGGTTTGCTTCTTCATCAGCGTGGTCCAGAACTTCATGTTCCCTTCACCCCATGGTGGATCGACGTAGAGGATGCTAGCCTTCTCGCCTTGCGCGAATAAGTTAGATACCCTCGGATCTGAGACCGACAAATTACTAACCTTGTGCTTTCCAATTACTTTCATATACGAGTGCTGTTTAGTTCCTTAAAGTGGCTGGAGTCCATCTTCTTCTGCCAAATCTTTGTGGTGCGGACGCCGATGTTCCCTATCCTTTGGGGATGACCTAAGGTGCTCCCTACGGCTATGTTGTGCTGAATGATCGAAGGCACGGTCACCCACATGGAGGACTTTATAGACTTCAGGTAAGCGCCAAGTGCAACGTCATCGTCCTTGCCGAACTCATCGGTATGCTCGGAAGCAAAACGGAGGAACCCAGTGGTGACCTCAGGTGTTAGAGCTATCGCTGGCTGCCACAGGTGCTTCCTGTTCTCGACCCAGTTGAAGCCTGCTTCGTAGGCATCAGCAAAGTCCTTGCGAGGAGGGCAGAAGAGCGACACAGCACCTAAGGTCTGGAGGTGCTCTATGATGTCAGGCATCAGTTCATCGAACTGAGGGTGGAAGATCACATCGTCTTGGAGGATAAGACCAGCCTCGCCTGAGGCCGCTATCATCTCGGCAATCTGGATGAAGTTCCAGAGCGGACCCCTATACTCAGCATCAGAGGACATCACAACCTCACCAATGCAGTCGAAGGATTGCAGGCGCGGAACGATAAGCGCGTCAACGATCTCTTGCCGAGAAGGGACCATCTGGATATAGGTCTTAATACTCACACGGGTAGGTCTTCGAGTTTTATGTCGGCTGGCGACTTCGGCCAGTTAGGGTATTCATCGCGGATCACACCTATGCAGGTTGCGTTGAAGTCAGCCAGAACTGCCGACTCCCCACCGTAGGCGAGGAACAGTTTCCCTGAGTAGCCGTAGCCACAACAAAAGTCACCGAGCTTCTTATACTTCTTAGCTAACATTGCTAGGAACTTGGAGCAGTGCATCGGTGGACCAGCAAGGACTCCGGGACGGGGACCGTAACAGGCGAGGAGGCCGGACCCTTTGACATGAGGACCGATCCTGAAAGGGACCTCACCCATCCTGCCGACAAGGGAGCGGATACCATCTGGTCCGGTGGCGACATAGGCATGACCCTTGAAGCCCCTAAGCTCCGAGTCGAGCGAGTGCATGAAGTCTGCGTAGCTAACACCCGACGTAGACCAAGCCCTCTTGTTGAATGCCTCGTAGCCTCGTCTCCACGGAGGCTCGACGTAGATGACATCGCAATCCTCCATCTGGTCTGGGATACCATTCAAGGCAAAGTCGTTCTGAATGGCGAGGAGGTTACCGGATAGAAAAGTAACAGCGGGCTTCGCCTCAACCTCAAGACCAGCGGACGGGACTGCGGTATGGTATCTCATGGCTTCATTCCTCTCACTCTGCGGTAGTGGGCGACCTGAGCAGGATCATCGTCGCCGTCCCAGCCTAGGACCACCCATGGCTTCGGATTCCTAACAATCGGGCGTGGCACCCATTCAATCTCGGCGCGGTTCAGGACCACCGTTACGTCAAGGGCGCAACCCATGGTCCAATACTTCATGCCTTCAAAGTCCATGTAGCGGAAGAGCTTGCCTCGTGGTTTTCCCATGTAGGTGTCGTCGTAGCCGAACTCACGGATGGCGGCGATGAAGTCGAGGAACTCGCTATCCCTCCGACTCTTGTCCCTAACAAGATACTCGTGCGGGCACCATGGCATTGTCTTTGCAAACTTCCAAGGATGGGAGTCAACGAAATCTCTGATGCCCTCAGCAGTGAATGGGAACGTAGGTGGTAGCACAGGCGAAGGATTAAGTATGAGTAAGGAATGGTCAAGCCAATTTGACCGATGGTCAAAAAACGCCTACCCCCCAGACACCACATCCGAGAAGGTAGGCTTTGTGTTGAGGCACCACACCTCAAGGTGTTATTCAGAAGCCCGGTTGCGGATGACGTTACCCCATGGCAGCCCAAAATGATCTGCACATGTGCTACCGTAACCAACTGATGTTGATCTTTCATCTTTCAAGGTCAACCCGCAGAAGCAGCACTTACCCGTTAGGCGAGCGAACTCCTTGGCGGTGGCAACTGGATCTTCGGACATCCGGCGAACCATAGCCTGAACTGCTGGCGAGTTGTCCTTGCCCTGATAGAAGTTTCCTTCGTGATCGACTCGTCCGTAGTAGGCGTCGCCATACTTAGGTGAGGTCACCATCACCTGCCCTTGGTGTTGCGAGCGGGGACCCGCGAGTGAGAGCTTCACGATGGCGTCACCTACCGCGAGGAGGATGGCGGGATACTTCAGGTGCGCGGATGCCTTGGCGAAGATGGCCTTCAGTCCGCTCATGTCCAATCCGTTAGCAACGGCGACCTGAGGTTGGCGACCCATGGCGAGCTTGTGCAGCCAGAACGCCTGAGAGGCGGAGTAGCACTTAGAGGTGGCGATGCTGGTAGCGAAGGTGGCGTCGCGGAACTCGCCTGCGGAAATCCGCTCGTTGAGTTTGGCGGCGGCGTCGGAGTGGGAATCAAATGGCGACTCGATGATCGCGCTGTCCTTTGGGTTCTGGAGTTTCATGGTGGTGTTTCCTAGTTGTTAGTGGTGTTTGAGGATCAAGCAAAGGGGTGGGCGAAAGGGCGATGCGAGGCAACAACGCTCATCCATCCACGGTTATTGCGAACGTGGCCATAGCTCTCATGGAAAGCGAAGGTCGGTGTGAGTTGGTCAAGCGTGAATCCAGTTGCGTCGGCGACGTCGCGGATTGTGAAAGCAACGGGGCACTCGGCTGACCAGAGGAACTGATTCACTTTGAAGCCGATTGAGCCAAGCTGATAGTTCCATGCGTCAACGATGTTCTTGCGGCCCTTGCAACCGACTGCGCGTATGCAGCCTTTCCAAGCGATAGACTTGACTGACACGCCGTGCTTCTCAGCAATCTCTTTGCGGAGGGTGTGAGCTGCTTTGATCGTGGTGGATGGGAGGAGTTTTGTGGTGTTCGATTTCATCGGATTGTGGTGATTTCGGATTCGATTCGGGGCATCGCCCCCTGACATGTAAGAGACTACCCCACGACACAAACCTTTGCAACGAAAAAATCAACTGTTAGAAAGATTTTCTACCTCGGAAAACATAGCGCGAAACACGCATTTCTGTTAGGGATGCTTCTCAGCTATCCCAAACACACTCGTAAATCGACTTATCATCGCGCCACTTAATCGACCCGTTAGATTCTCTAACAGCATTCGGATGGCGCATCGCACCGGACTCGAAAATCTGCCATCCCTTCACTTCGAGCACCCTACCAGCATACTTCCTGAAGTTATCGAACTGGTCCTTCATCTCGCTGTCGTTGAACCCACCACCGATGCTCACCTTAGGAACCAACTTCGAGCGACCATACACAGTCCACCCTTTCACGTTCGGGTTCTTGGCGATGAACTTCGCCCTAATCTCTGCGGCCTCTGCAAACGAGAGGGACGGGACGTATAGGCCGCCTATCAGGTTGCCAGCCATCTTGGCTCGCTTGCCTCCACCTTCGGTGAACCCCATTATTACATAGTCAACACTAAACTCCTGCTTGACCCGACCAATCGTTGCGTCGAGGTAGTTGTCCTCGGAGCGGCGGAAGACGAGGCCCTCGGCACCACAAGCTACGACGTCCATCTCCCAGAGTTTGTCTGCCATGTTAGTATCCCACGACATGACGGTGCGGCACCACTCAGGGAGCAACCCACCCGCCTTGGCTTTGACCAGAGCATCGTGACGATCACGGTAAGGCAGGTTGATGAATCCATCCTTCCCGAAGTGTAGTGCGTCGAACACCATCACCACGCCACCGACGTCGGCTGCGGACGCATCAGAGGTGCTCCTGTTGGTCCCCTTAAGATACTCTCCAAGGAGAACCATATCAGCGACGCCTTCAGCGGGGAATGTATCCTTGAGCTGGTTCTGGCGAGAGAAGATCTGAGCCACTCCGTTCTTGATCACGATCCGTGCCCACCACCCATCGAACTTGATCTGAACGATGTCGAACTTGAGTTTCTTACACGCGGCGGCAAGGGCGGGAGTCGCATAGTTGATGTATTTCTGGACTCGGCTTGTTAGTGTAACGATGAATTGCATTGTGGTGTTTAGTTAGAATGGAGAATGAAGACAGCGGTGTGGAGGCGTTGAGCCATGAGTGATGCAAAGGTGTTAGCTCTGACAGCGGCGAACCACCGATTCTCCCCTTTGAAGCTGTGGGTGCTCACCGCACCGTCATAGATGAACTCAAAATTGAAGAGCACCTCAGGCTTAGACGAGGAGGGGAATGGGATTATGTTGGACATGATCTGATGATTGGCTAAAGCTGGAACCTTTGTAAGGATTATTTGAACTGTTAGAAGAATTTGACCGATGGTCAAATCACTCAATGGAGAAGCGGGAGAGGTGTTCGGTTGAGGCATCAACACGCATCCTCATCGGATCATCCTGATCGATCTCAGCGTGGGCGATGATTCCAGACGGCAAGAGCGCCACGACTTCTTTATCAGACCGGAGAGTAACGGCGCTGATCATGTCGTTGCTGAAGAAGTGATTCACGAGGTTAGGGGTTAGCTCGTGATGTAGGACGGCTCCGACATCGAAACAATGTCCCATCACTATCAGCCCTGATTCATCTTGAGTTGGCTGTAGCGTCCAGCACACACCGACAGTCTCAGGGAAGTGCTCCTCCGGTATCATTCCGAGACCCCACAGGCATTCGTAGCCTTTGCAGGTTGAGGGTCTGGTCTCGTAGCGATTGCATCCCGACTTGAGGTTGCAATACTGGCAGGTTACGCCATGAGGCTTAGGCTCCATGACGTCACCAGCTTTGATCAGAGTTTCGTCGATAGTGGGAGCGCGGCAACACATCGTGCATGCCCCACACGGTCTGAGCTGACGAGGCTTCATCTCCTCGATTATTTCGATCTGCCTCTCTGTTAGATTAGTAGGGTCCTTGAGGGCGGCATCCAAGGCAATCCTCATCTCATCAGTTATGGTCCTCTTGCGTTTCATTGTGGTGTTAGGTTATTCGATCACACGCCTTCTCTTGCGTGGGTTATCCTTCAGTGTTTTGGGTGGGGCTGACTTCTCCTTGGTTACCTGAGTCCACGCAGGGTAAGCGGCTTTCAGTAAGCTTCCCTCGTAGGTAGTCCCCATCTTGACATCGTAAACTTTCTGCACATTCGTTGCCTTGGTGATGATCTTACTCATATCCATATGGGTTTCGAGGCTGGAAGGTTTATGAACCGTGCTGCCCTTCAATCGGTTCATACACAGACCCAAGGTCGGGAATATGTTACCAAAGGAGGACAGGACGCTTGCGCTAACCTGAGAGATCCCGTTGCCGAGTGCCCAGCCGCCTGCATGGTATCCAGTCTTCAACTTGGTGCCTAGCCGATCTGACAACACGCTCGCTAGGGCATAGGAGCTTGCTTCTTCGTTAGATGGTGAGGAGGTTACAATCGGCTTGGAGCAATGCTGAGTCATGTCGATGATCCCAGCGCCGACGCAGCAAAGATCCTCAAACGTAGGGCTGATATTCGAGTAGCCACCTGTAATTATTTTGTGGTGGATGGCCTTACCCATGGATGACTTGAAGGCGTCCTCCATTACAGTCCGTCTGCCGAAACCAATCACCCCGATGAACTTAGGGGTGAACGGAGTGCCGTCGGACAGCTTGTCTCCGGGATCGGTTCCGCAAGCGATCACACAGACAAAGTAGACCTTATCCGAAGGGTAGACTGCACACAGGCCGTAGCGGAAGTAGACTGGCAGGAATTGTGGTGTTTGAGTTGCCATACACGTAGGATGAACTAAAGCTGAAACCTTTGCAAGGATTATTTCAACTGTTAGAGTCCTCGAATAGCGCCGTGGCTATGTCGTGAGCTTCTCGGAAAGCGGACTGTGCTATTGCTATCACCAAGAACCGGAGCGCGAGTGCTCCTATCCACCATGCACACTCCCACGGCTTCCCTGCATCCATAAACAGGAGGCAGGAGAAGATGGTGCACATAACGCCGATCTGAAGCGACACCCTGCGATCCTCACTGGCCCCATACTCCGCGTTGTGGGCTAGAGTGACGAGAAAGTTGTTAGATGAAATCCTCTCCCTCTCGAACTCCACACGAGCTATGGCTTCCGCATTCTGGCTAAGCTCGGCGTGAACAGCCAGCCAAGTGATGTATTCTGATAGGTTTCGATACACGGTATCCGTGATGAAGAACAGAACCAGATCCAGCACTAGGACGGTGGCGGCACAGCAACGGAGGATGTTGAGCAGCGCGTCGATTGTGAGTGCGGGGTTAGGCCCCAGAGCCTCGAACCCGTATCGCTTAGCTATCGGCTCTAGGACCATGACGGAAGCGAGGATGAACACGCCGATCTCATACTTCGAGTTGTGGACTGGAGTGATAGAGAGCCTCATAGCACTATCCTTTCACGCTTGCGGATTGCTACAGAGACCACGGATCTCGCAGTCATCTTGTCTCGCATGTATTTGATGGCTCCCGCTTCGTCTCCCATGTAGGTCCACCCGAACAGACCCCACTGACTAGAAGACGGATAGACTTCGGCTGGTGGATAGACATCGCGCTGAACCTTGCCGTCAACCTTCTTCTCGAAAACCTTCTCCTCTCTTCGTTGAATGATCACGACCTCAAACGCTGTCTTGGGGTCTTTGATTCCGGGAGTTATCCGAGAGTATACTGCCCAGTCGCCATCGCGGGTTATCTGCTTCAGGTCATCACCGCCGTATTGAAACTCGGTCTTTATTGGTTCGTAGCTCATGTTGTTAGGTTAGTTTTGCTCTTCTGATAAAGTTTGGGTCGATCACGACCTCTGATTCTTTTCTGCCATTGAATCCGGCAATGATATTATCGGGAGGGACGGACAGCTCGAACACCCTGCCGTCTTGCAGACGCTTAGAGAACCACGCAGCCATCTTCCGGTCAACTGTCCACGACAAGCCACGATGGTTTCGTCCTCGGACTGCGCCTCGAAATACTCTGATGCGGCCCTCCACCGCGCTATTTTGAACGACGGTCAAAAATTCACGGTCACTCTCCTCCATGGTTAAGTGGGCCTTGCCTGACTTGGCAACCTCCTCCCACACCGAGGACCAGCCGGACTTATCCTGCCAGATGTTTTCGGAGTCGATCCAGACTGAACCAACTTCCGTGTAGAAGGCGGCAAGCGGATCGCTCAGCTTGGCCGTTACATGGCGGTAGCTGAACAGGGCGTTCACACGGTATGGTCTCTCGTGCAAGTAGATGATAGACTCAAGGTCACCCTTCTCCGCGCACTCCTTTATCTTGGCTTCACGCATAGGGATTCTATGGGTGATCTGATCAAGCTGAAATTTGTGGCCGAGGAAAGGGACGCAGTAGAGTAGTGGATGCCTGAGCATCGCCCATCCCAACTTCGAGTCGAAGGACAGGAACGGTCGCAGCGACTCGGGGAGGATCTCTAACAGACCTTTGTAGTCTGAAGGTGGATTGCCGATGCAGTCCCTTAGCTGAGCTAGTTCTTTTTCGAGTTGTGGAGTTACTTTCATTCGCTTGACCCTAGTATAGCTAAAGCCGAAACCTTTGCAAGGATATTCTAGCAGAGGTCCATGACGTCGAGAACGTCCTTAAGGGTAAGGTTTGCATGAGCTTGGAACTCCACAAAGTTAGGGTAGGACTGCACGCCAGCGAACGGATAAACTATGTGAGCACCTAGCTGTTTGTGCGCAACGTCCCAGTTCATCATCTTCGCCATCACCCATGGAAGCAGGAGCCTATCTAGGTTTCGCCTATCAGCGGGGAACACGAAAGGTGCGCAGGTGGAATCATTGACGCACACCGTAGAGAACGCGAGGATGTGCGGACGCCAAGTGATCGCGATCTTCCCATACATGGAGGCGAGGGTCCCTATCTGGTCGGTCATCCCTCTGTGAGTAATTACCCCATGGGTAATCCAATCACCGCGCTCACCGTAAAGCCTCTTGTCAGTGATCGCCCTACCGTTAAGCGGGGCATCGGAGTGTCGGTGGTGCCACGTATTCTCAATGCCTTCGTTGTCGGCGATCTCCCAGACCGATTTTGTCCTACCGTCCTCCTCGAATTTCTTGAATGCCTCCGGTGACATGAAAGTCATCGGAAGAAACTGAGCGTAATTGTGTCGGATGTAACCTAACGCCGCTGCCGTTGCCCCCAGCAGGATGGAGTGTTGAGGCTTCCCTTGGAACGATTCACACAGGACGGCGCACGCCTCGGAAACTTCCCTATCAGCTAGGACATCCCTCAGCTCGATGTGCTTCTCGTCAAGGTCCCCGCTCTTCCATCTCCTATCGCGCCTAGCCTGTGGTTTGGTATTCTTGAGTGCAGGTGGAAGGTCCACGGCACTACCGCAAAACACCGGAACCGCAGCGTCCCACGCATCCTTGAGTGAAGTCTTAAACTGCAATGCAGCCACGACCTTGAGTAAGCTAGTAGGCAAGCCAGTGAACGTGGAGGGGAGCGCCTCATTCACAAGCTGATAGGCTTCCGTCATCCTTTCCTTGTAGGCAGTCGGCGAGTGGCAGGCTTCGAGGACCAGCCGGACAAGATAGGCAGAGACGCCCGACAGCTTGCCTATGAACTTGAACACCTCATCCTGATCTTTGGTGATGCCTGCCTTTGCCAGCATTGAACCCATGGAGTCGGGTGCCCCTTCATCTGGGACGGCGGCAGCCGCCTTAACGAGAACGGAGCACACGTTGAACTCTGAGTCAGCACCATAGGTCGTAGGGACCATTGCGGACGCGCCACGGCTAAGGATCTCATCTAGGAGTCCATTGTAGAAGTCCTGAGCCGTCTGCACGCTAAGATACTTGCCTTGGATCGCGGGCGACAGGTTCACCTTGCAGGCCGAGTAAGCCCAAAGCGTAGCCAGCTCTACCAAGTCTCTTCGGCCATGTGAGAGCGTGAGCAAAGCGGTGAGGTAAATTGATAGGTGAGCACACTGGATCTGCTTGGTGTTTTTCCCGTTGTGGAGGTAAGTCAGGTCGAGCGTGTCGAGGTCGAATGGTGGATGTTTCAGGGACATTTTGTTCGGTGGTCAGATCGTTTCCAGTTAGTCTCTTGGTTAGTTCTTCCGTGGTTAGCCCACTGATCAACTAACTCATTCTCAGGTATCCCAGAATGACCACGCACCCATCTAAGCTCCAGCCGCCTGTGCGACAGGTGATGGTTGAACAGGTTGTGGATCTCTTGGATGATTTCTAGGTTCTTGACATCGCTACCACTTGCGGTCTTCCACCCCGATTCCTTCCAGCCAATAACCCAATCTGTTATCGCATTCCTGCAATACTTGGAGTCGGTGTAGATCACCAGCGGCGAGTCGGTGATCGGAACGTAGCGGAGTGCGTGAAGGATTGCCATCAACTCCATCTCATTATTTGTCGATGACTCGCTGAATCCGTAGCGGATTGCATGCTTGGACAAGTATGAGCAGAAGAAGGACCATCCTCCCAGACCATTCGGGTTTGGCCAACATGAGCCATCGGTGTAAACCACAATGACTGAAGGGTCATCATGCTCTAGCCTTTCGCTGCTAGGCGGGGACTTTGGCATACTCCCTCCTTATGTTAGGGACTGAGATACCAATCTCAGAATGAAACTGACGGATGAGGTCGAAGGCGACTTGCATCGCAAAGCCGTCAGCCTGATAAGCGAATCTGTCCTGAGGGGTTGAATCAACCTGCACGATCTCGAAGGTCGGCAAGGGGAGGAGCTTCGGCGACCATTGGCAGCCAATTATCGACTCCGCCTGCTTCGGCTGATCTGGCGCGGACATATCGATGATCCAGTTGCTAGCTTTGTCATAGACCCAGCAGTGCATCTCAGGAAAGAAACCACGGGCGAGAAGCGCGATGGCCTCCGACTTAATGAACTTGTAGGCGAAGTGGGTGTTACCCTCAACCTCATCGGGCTGCATTCTCCACCTAGCAGTTCCAGCTTGAAACATGGGGTTTGCACCCTCCGCAACCGGAGCGGACAGCATGACACTCATCGCCTTGAACAGGCAATGGCGGTGAGGCTCGGTGTCGCCTAGGTGGGGGATATAGACCTCACGATATAGGCGGTCGGCCTGTTGTTTCCATTGATTGAAGAGTTTCATAGTATTGATAAAAGGGAGGCCCTACCATGTTAGCGGTAGAGCCTCCGGTTATTCTCTTCGTTAGGATCAACCTTCCGATTGAAGCGCACCGAGCCACTCGGTGATGATGTGGTTGAGCGCCATGGAATCGGTTTGCTCCTCGCCGATCACCTTCTTGGCTTCGGCGAGGGCCTCCTTCAGCATTTCACCCTGATCTTGGAAGAGGATGAACTTGAAGGACACTTGCTCTGCCATGAGGCGTTTACCATGAACTTCGGTGCCGGAATCCACAAGCGTCTTCGTAACGCTCTCGTGGAGGTCGGAGGTGTGGAGGTCCTTGGCCTTGGTAAGCCATTCGTCCACGTTTTCCTTGTCGAGTTCGAGAGGGAGCAGCTCGCGGAGCTTGGTCCAACCGACCTTGTTGAGCTTGGCTTCAGTCGTGATCTGCGAGAACTTCTCGTAGATGTTCACGAGGCTGTGAGCCTTGCGGTCATGGACGTTCAACTCATCGCGGACGTAGCTGTTGAAGCCTGACAGGTCAGCGGTGTAGAGCGGAATGGGGTTTCCTTCCGCATCGTTCTCGTCTGACATGATAGTCACTTGGAGGTTCTCGCGTTTGATCTTCGAGAGAACGCCACCGAACGTGAACTTGGTCCATGCTTCCTTCTCGGCGAGGTCATGAGCGGCCTTGAGGTAATCGCCCTCAGCTTCTTTGACCGCAGCGGTAACAGAGACCGTGGCCTTGAACTTCGGCTGAGGAACGTAGGTTTCTTCTTCCTCTTCTTCTTCTTCCTCTTTCTCGACCACGACAGGAGCGGCCTTCTTCTCAGCCTTGTTAGGCTTCGCAGGCTTCGCTTCAGCTTTCGCCTCGGTCTTCACGACGGGCTTCGCCTCAGGCTTTGCCTTGGCTTCGGCTTTCGGTGCGGCCTTGGTTTCAACTTTCGCGGCACCCTTCTTGGCGGTAGCGGTGGCGGCAGCGACGGTGAACTCGTCGGGGTAGAGGGAATCCTTCATCCCGTCGGACTTGCGCTCGACATTGTAGACCTCATCATTCTTATCGAATCCGAGGATGACTAGAGAATCGCCAGCACGCAACTCGCCGCCCTCGGCGTCTGCTGCGTAACCTGCGAACGTGACTTCAGTTCCGTTTTGGAACTCCTGCTTACTTGTGGGCTTAGCCATGGTAGTGTTTGTTTTATGATTTCCGCTCTTCTGATTGGTGTGATGGGAACGGGACCACCGACGGGAAAATTGATAACGTAGCGCGGGAACCTTTGCAAGGATTATTTTCAATTATTTGACCGACGGTCAAATTTCTTCTAACAGGAAAAGGTCATGATTGTCTGTTAGTCTAACAAAAAGTCGATTTCGTCCAGGATCGTTTTGTTTTCAAATTCCGACAACCCATCCCAGACAGAGGGGTCGATGCGGCCTGAGCAATCCTAGAGCAATCTAGGGGTATCGATTTTCGTGGAACATGTGGGTTTTCAGTTCCACGGGTAGAATTTGACGGTTTAGGGGGTTTGGTCTAACAGAAATCGTTGTTGCATATAATTTGCATCTGTTAGAGTGCTTTTCGTGACCTCCTCCTCACGGGCGTTGAGGGGACCACTAAAGGCTCGTATAGCCCTACGGGTAAGCATGCAGCCATCTCTTTGTTGAGAGTCGAGCCGAACGGATCTGGCAACATTCCGTAGTATAGGCACCAGCCAGCGAGTGCGAGGGCGAAGGCGTCCGCCTTGTTGTCATCTGAAAACTCAATCCCCCATCTCTTGTAGATGTGCATCAGGACTTCCTGCTTCTTCGAGGTGCCCTTCCCCGAAACGAATTTCTTCAGTGTGGTAGGAGGGATGAGGTAGAATGCAGTCGATGGGCTAGACTCCGCCCAGTCATTGATCACCAGCTTAATCACCCCTCCAAGTTCGCCCAGTGAGTGTGGCTGAGAGAACTTGGAACCGAACGAGTAACCCTCCATGACAACGGCTACCGGCTTGGTCTGTTCGAGAAGCAACCTTACCTGATTCGAGAACCACGATAGTCTAGGGATTCCCTTCAGGTCTTTCGGAGTCAAGGTATCAGACATCCTATAATTGTTAGCAAGCACGCACACTCCGGTGGAAGTAAGCGACTGGTCGAATGCGAGTATGGTGTTCATTGTTTTAGTGAGAAGCAGGCGGAGCATTGATCGCACCCCTTGGCTGTGGTTGTGGTAGCGGCGGAGCATTGAGGTATGCGGGAAGGGAGCGGCTTCTGGTGCTTCGACATCTCTTTGGTCTCTTCACCGAGTTTGAGTGCAGCCACAAACTCAGCGACCACTCCCGCCTTCTCCCACATCCTATCAAGGTTCTCCTCGTGCTGCTTGGTTACCTTGACGGTATACTCCTTGTAGGGTGATCCTTTGAATGAGTAGTCCTTGCATCCGTAGATGATCGCAACTGAATCATCAACGTCAACATCGTTGATTTCAAGCAGCCTCCGATAGATGAGACCCTGCCATACATGGTCCCCTTTGGGTGTGGTAAGAGAGTCGAAGTCCTTCTTGTTCATCGACTTGATTTCATTCACGCGCACCTTGTTAGTATCTGGCCTAGCGTAGAGCAGGTCGGGGTTTCCCACGATGCGATTCTCGTGGTCGAACACAGTAAGCTCCCCATAGCTCGACAGCTTCAGCCCGCAGCACGAGCACTTAATTTTGACCGACGGACAAAAACCCGTATCAGTGGTCTTTCCACACCGACAGGACCACACGCCTATCACTCCAGCACCTTTGACCTGACCGATGAAGGCCGTGCGGATGTGCTTCTCAACCGCCCTGCCGATGGCCCAGAGCAGTCGGTCTGCCGAGCGGACGGGCTTATAGCCTGAACCTAACAGCGCCATCAGAGCGTGCTTTCTTGCGCACATGTTAATGAGGGAGGAGCCGTGAGTGTATCCGGTGCCGCCACGGGACTTCTCTGCTTTACAGTCGGCCTTCCAGACTTCACGAGTGACGAACCCGTCCTCGACGTAGTTGTCGATAACCGGAGCGGATTCTACCTTCTCGCCTCTTGCCTTGGCTCGCCGCGACTTACCTGCGACCTGAGCTTGGAGATTTCTTAGCAGTTTCATTTTTGTGTTATTAAATCTAACGCCCACGCTGGCATCACTACGGCGGAAGCCTCTGGCTTTCCTTTCGCGTCTATAAATTCAACCACGATCACGGGAAGCTCGCCAGCGGATATTGCTGCCTGTTCAATTTTGTCGATCATCTCACGGGTGACAGAGAACGATTTGTGTTGAGTGGTCTTCGCTTCGATCCTACAGACACCCTTCACCCTGACGTCACCCTTCTCGAACCCATTACCGGAACCACGGGTGATACGCCCGTTAGCTGCTTTGGCTAGAGCACGCTCTTGGTTTCGGGAACGCGCATGGCTGACCGAGTGCATGCCTTTGAGTCTCTTTGGTTCTTTCATACTAAAACGGCTCACTATCTGTTAGAACTCTAGGCTTGCTTGTTGGCTCCTTCATCCACATAGGGAGGTCATCGTCTTCGTCCTCTTCCGGTATTTCATCCACCACGGCAGGAACGCCTAGGTGGATGTCGCACAGTCGAATCTTCTTCCCTGACTTCAAAGTAACCCACCTCTCGGTAGCCCCCTTCCTAGAATTTTCGGAACAAGTTAGAACCTGAAGGTTGTCAACCTCATAACCCCTATTAGGGTTTATCCTATCCATGTGGAGATCGGAGGGTGACTGGCCTCTTCCTGCTAGATAACCAGTGTTCGTGCATATTTCTTTGAAGTCATCGAATGTTATTGTGAACTTAATCTTCCGGCTCTTGGCTCCATGTTTCAGAGCGTGATAGGCTGCCCGCATAGGATTTCTGGCCCGCCACAGTTTCATGTGACACCGACAGCAAAGACGTCGATCAGGCTTGCGCTTGTTTCGACATCCTTTTACCGAGCAGAGGTCTTCGTGTTTGTTTTGTGCAAAGCGGAAAAACTCACCCATCGTTAGCTCTATCTCAGCCATGGAGTGAGTCACTCAGAGACGATACTCTCAACCTGCGGAGCTTCGACTAGGCGACCAATCCCCAACAAGTAACCATCGGGAGGTAGGGCGGGTAGTCCTTTAGCCACACGCTGCGCTGCGATAAGGGAGCGGGCGAGGGTGAGGTATTCCTCCTCATCGGAGGACAGATATTTCTTGATCCCGTCGAGGCTGGGGAACTTGGTGAAGCAGTTAGCAGCATCAGCTACAGCCTTCAGCTCAGCGGCGGTGGTCTCCTTTTTGTTCTTGAGGTTTCTCGCCTTCAACTCAGCGACGGCACGGGCGACCTTGGCTTCGAGATCCTCTGTGAGGAGCTTCCAGCTCTGACCACCCCCTGTGATGAATCCCATCTTCTTGCCGAACACCACGACGGTAGGCACGTTGTCCACTTGGGCCTCGCGCATCCCATCCTCGTTGTCATCTGTTAGATACAACTGATACTCCCCAGAGCGAAGTGATTGGCCGTGCTTGACCTTCTCCAGCTTGAAAGAGCACTCATCCATCACCGCGCATTCGTTACCGTAGCGGTCCTTGCCTAGGTGGGTTTTCTTCTTCTTGAACTCAATCTTGGTGGTGGGGATGTGGTTGAGCTGGATGCCTCCGGGAAGCGTCTGAGGATTCCCCAGCACGAATCCGACCTTCATCCGCCACTGATTGACTAACAGGGTCGTGACCCAGTGTCCCAGTTTGCGCTCCTTGTTATTACCCATAGTGAGCTTCGAGCACAACTTACCCATGAGACGAGCAGGCGCGGCCATGGTGTCATCCTCGGCGCTGTTTTCGATGATCTTCATCGGGACAACGTGAGGAATGGAGTCGATGATGATCAGGCCGATGCTTGGCCGTGACAGCATGTCCTCATAGACGTCCACAGCAAGCTCGCCGTATTCAGGCTGCGAGACGATAAGGCGGTCTGGGTTGACTCCATTCTTCTCAGCCCACACAGGATCATACATTCCCTCGGCGTCGATGAGACCGACCCACTGAGTAGGATGCTTCTTCTGGAACTCAGAGATGATCCCGTGGAGTCGCGTGGTCTTCCCGCACGAGTGATAGCCATAAACCATGGCGACGTATCCCTGAGCCACACCTCCTAGGAGGGCAAAATCGAGGATGAACACACCAGTAGGGATATGGTTAGCCAGCTTCTTATTCTTTCCGCGAACCACCACCCCTTCCCCGTGTAATTTAGCTGAAGCCTTTTCTAGCTCAAGGATGTCGGCTGGTATTTCGATTTCTTTTCTGCGCTTGGTAGTCATGATGTTAGTCTTTACTGGTTTCGCCGATTGCTGCCTTATACTCCTCATCCATGAACTCATCGACAAGGGCGGACGCCTTCGCATAGCACTCACGAATTGACTTCTCGTCTGGGAGGCAAGGGAGGGACACAGACACACCAATCTTGGCTGAGTTGTAGTCCCCTAGATTCTTGGTGATACCACCGTCCACGCGAACGTAGGCGGGGTCCGATACAGGAAGTCGAGTAGTGATTTCCTTGCTGGTTTCAGTTACCTTCTCCTTCGACTCTCCATCTTTCTTGACGGTTCGAGACGATGAGATAGTGCCCCGTGCTCCAGTGGCACGAGCCCGTTTGCGTATTGGATTCATGTTAGGTTATTCTTTCTGTCTGTTCTTTGTTGCGTGTAGCTTCACAATGAGATCGGTATCCGTTTCACGGAATGAGAAGCGATGCTTCAGGCCGTCAGCCATGAGCTTTGCTAATTCGTTAGCCAAGGGAACGGAGAATAGGCGTATTGGTTCGGGATCGCCCTGCATCGAGGGTCGAGGGAACCTGTTGCAAGAGATCCAGTTGTTGAGGACCTTGGAAGTCACACCGAGGAACTCAGCCATCTGAGTGATGGTGAGGGCGCGGACTGCGGTCCTTGAACCCTTGACCCTGTAGGTCGAGGCAAAGCTGTTAGCCTTCCCAGCATTCGCTCCGAAACGACGGGAAGGCGACTCTGGATTCCGTTTGCGGTAGGAGCGACGTTCGCGCTCAATCACACACTTGCGGTATTCAGGGTCCTCTTGGTAACGCTTGCGCCTAACAGCCAGATACTCCTTTTGGTATTGTGCATCGCGTAAACGTCGAGCGGCATCGCGCTCCTTATCCGTCTTGTAGACTCGTGGTCGTCCTTGTTTCGTATTCATATCGATCCTTCCTTTAGTATTTTCAATTCTACATTCGCGCCCGCAAATCCACGGAGGCGTGACTTGGAGTATCTCTCGAACAAAGGAATGTTCAAGTCTTCAATGGTGAACCACAAAGGTTTTTTCTTTCCTGCGCACGGGCGACGGACACGGCCTATGCCTTGAATGTTGTCGCCTACAGGGAGTAACTCCACTCCCGCATCGCGTTTAGGGTCATCGAATCCGACCTTCAGCATGGAGTAAGTGCCTAACAGAATGGGACGCTCCACCATGGAATCGAGGTAAGCCTGACCGACCTTAACAGAGTTTTTGCCTTGGGTGCGGGTCATTTGTCCAATGTGATCAGCGGGGACCCCAGCGGCTATGAGCATCTTCTGGATCACCTCTACATGGTCGATGAACTTGGACATCGCAATCACGCTGTAGCCACGCTTGTAGAGGAAGATCAGCGTGCGAACGAGTAAATCGTTTCTAACCTTTAGCTGCGACAGCCACTTCATAGGCTTGACGTCATTCCTGCACATCTCAATCCACTTCGGCACGCCTATGATCGGGAAGGGGACCCTCCAGCATGTCGTGGCGAGTGCAGGCGCGGTGGCTACGGCTCGCGGATGTCCGAAGTAATTCCAGAGCAGTGTGTCGAGTCCGTCCTTACGTCCCGGAGTTGCTGAGACTGAAATCTTATACCGTGCGGGGAACATGGTCATCGTCTTGCTGAACTCAGGAGCGCCTAACGTGTGGCCTTCATCCCATGCGACGAACCCAAAGTAGCGGTAAAACTCAGCGGGGAACTCCCGTTGAAATAGGTTGTGGATGATTGCCACCACGTAGCGCCTACCCTCCCACTGTTCACGACCACCGCCGATGTAACCGATGTGTCGTGGGTTAAGGCCAAGGTGGAGCTTGATTTCCTTTACCCACTGGTTTGCAAGTAAAGTGTTAGGGACCACGATCAGTGTGGTCCGTTGTAGAGTGCCAGCGGCATTCAGGACGGTAACGGTTTTACCAGATCCGGTAGGGGCGCAGGCGAGTATTACGTCGTAATCCATCACACCCTCAAGGACGTCTCGGAAGAACTTTGCCTGATTAGGTGGAGCCGATGGGTGGTGGGGGTCGGGAAGACGCGCCACAGTCGCCTTCTGACCCAGAGAGGTGCCATCTTCAGGGTCCAGCCCTAAGGTATGGATGGCATAGTTGATAGGGATTCCGTAGAGTCCGTCACGTTCAACCAAAGTGTTAATCGGGCCTCCGGTCTCCTCCTCGCGCCACACCTTCTTTTTTACACCATCGACATACTCGAAAGCGCAGGTGGCACGAGGTTTCGGGACAATGAGCAACTCCTTCTCAATGATAGGCCATGCGCTCGCTTTGATTTCATCTCTGCGAACCCATACCAGTGAATCGATAGTTGCCATTGCCCTTATTGTTTTCTTTGTTGTTTTCTAACCCCTACATGATGTGCGGAGTGATGAGTCACACAATACCAGATCACCTCAAGGGGTTTTGTATGATCCTCGTGGTGGGCTTGAGCCTTCTCGCCGCAGACGCAACACGGTTCGGCTATCAGTTCACCGGAGGCTATAGCCTTTGCAACTAGGTTATGTGCCCTAGCCTTCTCCCTGTTCCTCTGTCGCCACCTAGCAGAAGCCTGAGGATCAGAAGGAGAAGCCGTTCCGCTTTCACGAGCACGGCGCGACTTCTCCCTCATCCTAGCGTATTCCTTTTCAACCCACTCGGGATCAGAAGAGTTTCGCTCCTTATCCCTCATGGTGTTCGCCTTGGTACATGTCTTACACTTATTCAAATGGCCGTCCACCATCCGCTTATGAGTATAGAACTCAGAAAGAGGTTTGCTATTTTGACACTTGAAACAAGTTTTCATGCTACTCAGGACCAAGGCGGTTTACTTAAAAGGAATATCGTCCTCGGTATACTCATCCTCTACGACAGTTTCCTGACGTTTGCGGCGGCGAACAGGGCCGGAAGGCTCAGGAGCACTCTCGGCTTTACGGAGGCGACGGCGAACTCCTGGAGACTCAGCAGGCTCGGAAGCCTTGTGCTCCATAGGGATTTCATCATCGTCTTGATCGTCCTTGAACGCCTCAGCGTTAGACTGCTTTGAACCAGCCTCAGGCGCAACGCCGTAGCGTTGACGCAACTCAGCCGGATCTGGCTCAGGAAAGAGCTTCTTGTAGTTGAAGACTTCGATGTCCTCGTTCTCTTTCTTGATCACCTTGCCCTCGCGGTTTTTGACCACGCCGTGACCGAACTCCTCGACAAGGGCATCCTCGTCGTAGAGGTCGAAGGCAGTGCCATCGTCCAGAGGAACCGGAACGCCAGTAGCGACCGACTGAGGGTCATCCTCACGCTCAAGGATCAGATACATGCCACGCATGGTGCCATGTTTCTTGAGTGCGATTTGCTCCAGCTTACGCCATGTCTTGAACTGTCCGCGCTTCATTGGGAGAAGCATCTTCGAGTAGGCGTGTTTCTCGTTAGTCTTCTTGGAGGTCCACTCCTTGAGAACCAGAACGGTTAGAAACAGGACGGCGTATGCGGTGTCACCGAACTTCTTACAGCACGCGCATGCTTCGCCTGACTCGGCAGCGCATCGTTCAAAGTTGCCCCAGTTGCCATCACTGCCTTGGATGTTATGCTCGCGGATTGCGAACGCATCCTCAAGTGAGCTGTCGAGGACAATCACCTCAAGTTGCTCCTTGCGCTTTTGCCACACACGCAGCGGCATGTAGCCTTGCTGTGCTTTCTTTTCGGCCTTCTTGTCCTCCTCATCGAACATCTTATCGACCCGACGGTTGGACTGCGGTGGTGCATCATCAGATGCCTGCATTGCTCTACGTTTAGTAGCCATGGTAGTGTAGTATTATTTGTTATTTGGTTTACCCGTAATGGGCTATTTTCCCCGTATGGAGAGTGTTTTGACCGACGGTCAAATTCGTCAAGGCGAACCCAGACTGAGTGAGAATACATAGTGGAGGGTCCTTTGCAATCATATAATCATACTTGCTCGTTGAGATTACCTACGACCATTGATTTTACGTGACTTTTGTTGAGTTTGTCTGGGTCGTGAATGTCTTCAGGGTATAGGCACTGGAAGGTGGGGACATGAGGACGCAGATGCTCCAGAGCACCCTCGCCATTGTGATACCCATCTTCGATGGCACCGAACATACCTTCGTGCCCTGCTAGATCATCGTCATACAGGACAAACACCGACTGGTCATAGTCCACGATGATGTCACGCTGTAGGTCTGATAGAAAGCTGCCCATACTGGCAACCGGATTGCAAAACTCACGGCAGCCAATCTCAATCGTGTGAGCTAAAGCGAACAGGCCCTCGACTAGCAGGATCGGTTTGCTTGGGTCTATCAGGTGTTCCCCTAGGATCAGCGAATCCTTCTTCAGCCCTGCGTAGTCCTTCACCTTAGGATACTTAGGCGAGGGGTAATCCTCCTTGTCGAGGATGGTCCGGCCAGTGAACCCATAGAGTGCGCGGTCATACCCATACACAGGAAAGAGCACGCGGAGTTGCTCTGAGTCGAAGCGTAGGTCCAGTAGATCGACAGTCCGCTGAGAGATCCCGCGCCCTTCTAGGTAGGAGCGGCTGCGCTTGTCATCCCATACGGACGGATACATCTTCAGATAGATGCTAGAGTCGATTGAGCTTATCTCATCCGACCACGCCGCCTCCTCACGCGATTCGTCAAAGTCCTTGAAGTCAACTGGAGTCTCTTCGAGCATCGCACGAATCGCCAGCTTCGAGTAATCCCTGCCTCGGAAATCACCGAGCTTATTGATCAGAGTTGATAGGTTTCCCTTCTGCTTACAAGTGAAGCACTTGAATCCAGAATACCCTTCGTCGTTCGTCTTTATGTTGAAGGACGGATTTCTATCAGTCCCGAACTCATGAGTGAACTCGGCAAAAGGGCACTTCGACAGAAGCCAGCCCTTGCGGTTCTTATGAGTTACCTCGACGCCCAACTCACTGAGCAGCTTGCGTAGTTTGCCTTCAGTCATTCCTTGGTTCCTCGCATTGATGGCACAGCTTCTCTACTGGCCCGTTGGTGGTCCCGCACTTGTCACACTCCCATTCAGCGACCTTGAAATGCTCAATCTCGGCAATGACGTCATCGGGAAGGCGGCACTCACCACCCACCAGTTCGTTCTCGGAGATCAGCCGGACGGCACGAAGGAAGTAAGCATCCTCGATCTTGAGTGGATCGTAAGACGCATTCCAGATAGAGTGATAGCCTCCCGGACCTCCATCCTTCCCGTTCAGGAATCCAGTGTAGAGGTAGGAGCGGTGGACTGGATTGTTAGGGTTGTAGCTAACGTCCACGAGATACAAGGAGTTAGGCTTCCACCCATCCTCAGGCGCGATTATAGTTTGCTTTTTCATTTCGGTAATGTGGCTACGTCTTCAGTTACTTCTCGAATCATAAACCCCGTGCAATTCTCAAACAAGGGCTGCCATGCAAGGTGACAGTCGGCTGCGACGTTGCCGACACAGCATGACACAAAGCTGAGACCACCGCCAACGAAGGACTTATCGTTGTCCGCTCTAAGGAAGATCGGACGGACCAGATAGACTCGGCTTGGGTCACCATCGCAATCGTCCGACAGACCACACAGCACCAGTTCGGTTGAAGGCTCACTTGACGGCTCAGAATCCACAGATAGGTTCGTTCTTTGTTAGAGTTGAATAGACGGACAGGGTGGCTGCCTTATGGTAGAGGAAACGAGGGTTGGGTTCGATCCCTAGGCGGCGAAGATCGATGCGGTCAGCATCCAAGCACATCCCTACGGCGGCTGTAATCAGAGGATTGTCGAGCCACTCAGTTCCAGTGAATCCAAGGTCGGAGGCTGGGGTTTCGACTACGGTATGCGCGGAGCACGCCATCACCGCTGCCATCACCTCATCAGTAAACTCCAGCTTACCGCTGTTGACATAAGAGAGCAGGGCGTGAGCGCCGAACGCTCCATGGGTGACATCATGACCATCATCGTTGCGTCGGCAGTCGTGGAAGAGCGCGAACAGGATTGCCACGGCGGTAAAGTCGAGATCAGGGGAGACCTCTGCGGCGTAGGGGCTGAACGTGTGGAGACCTGCGACCTCGGCAACCATCACCGCATTGCGGTAGACACTCATCCAATGTTTGTAGCCGTGCAGCTCGGAATCGACAAGCGGACCCTCGCACGCGAACTGAGCAAGGCTGCGAACGGTCTTCAAGCAAACGGCAGTGGAGTCACAGCACGAGCACGACTTCGAGCATGTGTTTAGGCTGGTGTCGATAGCGACGGTTGCACGGGCGCACGCATCAGGAGCTACACTGTAGGTCCTTGGGGTGAGGATGGATTCGAGGATGGTTTCGAGAGTTAGGTCTAACATAAGTATAGGTGGCGGAGGGGTTGAACCTCCGGTTAGGTTTACTTGGCGGGCTTGACTGACACGTTCTCGGCCCCTGCGACGGTGACGCCGCATTGTGCCACGATTTCGGTCCCTGCGAACTTGGTGACATCGGTCACGGTTGCCTTAACGATCTTGAGGAACGTAGCCTCGTCCACGAGGGCGCGGAGCTTATCGGTGTCAATGACAGTCGTATTCCGTCCGGCAGCAATCTCAGCCTTCAAGACGAGGTTCATCTTGCCAGCCTTGGAAATGACTTCGACAGGGGCGGTGAACGCTTTGATCCCGACTTTGAGCATCTCGGCGAATAGCTCAGTCCGTGCTTTCTTGGCAATACCAGCCTGCTTGTTAGCCTCTTCGTTGGCGAAGAAGTGAGAGGTGGCAAGCTCTCGCATGACTGGAGTAGCTTCGATCGACTTAGCTACTACTGAGGCGGTCTTGGTAGTTGCCTTGCCCGTAGGGGCGGAGCCGCCTTCAATCAGGCGAGTGCGCTTGCGGACAGGTGGTGCTGAATTACTTGCGTTATCAGCGTGGGTGATGAGGCGTTTAGTGGCCATGGGTGATGCGGATTGATGTTTGATTTTCGGCGGGAATCCCCAACCGATGATCTACTGTATCGTAGCTGCGAAACCTTTGCAAGGATTATTTTACGACTAGATGATTGTTTTGACCGACGTTCAAATTTAGTCGGCTAGGATGATTCCCCTGCGCTTCTTCTTTCTCCACGCCTCGGCAAGGGCGGGCGACGGCTCTGACTCTCCAGCGGACGCCCACGGCGGAGCCTTAGCTACAAGGCCCTCACTCTCTTCCATCGCTCCAAGGTTAGCACCGGAGGAGACGTCTGAAACAATCGGAAACGGGGCTTTGATGCCGAACCATTCTTCGAGTGGAGGCGACTCCATGTAATACTTCAGAGCGGCTGCACCCTCTTCGATATAGTCATTACGAACGGCTACCACGATAGCGTCGTGGATGAACATGATCGGCTTGATCTTATCCTTCGGAGCATCACGCACCAGACGATGCAAAGCCATGAGTCCGAGGTCGGAGGCGAAGCGTTGGACTGGAGAGTTCACGGCTTGGCGAACAGCACCGCTCTGCACCGCATCGTCGTCAGAATCCACGGACTGCAATCGGCGTAGCGCACCGTGAAGCGAGCGGACGTATTTGTTAGCCTCAACAAAGTCCTTCATGCCCTTATGCCATGCGCGGAGACCCGAATACTTGGCGAAGAACTTGCTGTGGATGTCTTCTGCTTCTTCGAGTGTTAGATCGATGCCGTAGTCAATCTTCGCGTAGCGACGGAACCCGTGGACTCCCATCCCATAGAGGAACCCGAAGTTCACAGCCTTAGCCTGATAGCGTTTGAAGTCGCAGAACTGAGCGACTGTTAGTTTTTGACGCTCATTGTTGCCGAACGACTTGACCCATGTTCCCGCTCCCGGCCATTCGTTTAAGACGGACATCAGGGGGGTTTCATCCTTCCGCCCTTTGAGGAACTTCGCCTCAGAGATGTCCATGACAACCGCCGCAGTAGCAGAGTGGACGTCACCACCCTTCTTGTAGATTTCGATCAGCGCCTTGTCGTTTGCCATCCATCCGGCAACTCGAATTTCCGCTTGGCTAAGGTCAGCCTCTAACAGAGTGTAGCCCTCAGGGGCGATGAAGATTTTCCTGAATTTCTTCGCAAGCTCTCCGCGCTTTGGGATGTTCTGCAAGTTAGGATTTCTGCTAGATGTGCGTCCTGTAACTGTGCCATGGAGGAGGAACGATGCATGGATCGTATTGCCGTATCGTAGGTTCTGATAGAAGCCGGACGGCGGGTCGATGAGGTGCTCTTCGATGTTGCCGAACTTATCGACACGGATCGCATGTTTCAGCGAAACTTTGATAGTGAGCGGCAGATTGAGAGGGAGACCAGACTTAGTCTTTAGTCCTTCTAACGGGCGGCGTCTTCGGAAGGACTTGCTGATCGGCAATTCGATGCCGTAGGGGTTGAGGTAGTTCTGGATTCTAGCGGGGACCACACCACCCGCAGTCCGGTTGAATTTCTTGATCGTCTTTCGCCCTTCAGATCCGACATACGTGCTCTTCATCTTGGAGAGCTTAGAGTATCGCATGAGCTTCTGGACAAACTCGTTGTCCTCGAAGAAGGGCAAGTGGTCCTTGGCGGAGGTGGAAGGGATTCTCTCGTAGTAGGGGAGGTGCTTCGTGGTGCTGGTGAAGACGAGAGGTTTGAGGTTGAACCCGTCTTTGCTGAAGAGGATGTCGCGGACGAATGCGGAGGAACCGAAGGACCACCCCTTCTCGTGCTTTGCTAGGACCTTCTTTGGCACGAGGGAAATCAACTCATGGTAAAGCTCGATCTCCATGACGTCTAACTCGGCCTCGAATGATCTGAGAGCTTCCTTGTCCACGAGGAGACCATTGCGTTCGACTTCGACAAAGGCGCGGAGCGTCGGCATCTGCACCTTCAGGAACGTATTGAAGTTCTTGGTGTCCTGCTTGGCTTCTTTGAGGAGGATTGATGCGAGGCGAATGGTGGCGTCTGTATCACCTCCCGCATACTCCAGCATCTCATCGTGCGGGACGGTCTGCATGTTTGCCTTGTCGGTGTTTGCATCGAAGAGGTCGGAGTACCCGGCAAGAGCAGGCACCCACCGACGAGTGCATTCCGTGAGGCTCTTGGACATCATGTTCTCATCCACCGTGAAGGCGAGCTGCATCGTGTCCGCATACCAGTTCTCGACTTCAAGTCCGATGGCGTGAAGACAGTGAATGTCGAATTTGAGGTTGTGCCCCACCACGCTAACGTCCGCATCCTTGAAGAGGGTCTTAGCCTGCTTCTTGAGTTTTGCGATTTGACCATCGGTCAAAAGTGGCAGGTGCTTGCTGGATTCACCTCGGAGTTTCGGGTCGTTGAAGTATTCGGCGTCAAGCGGGACCACGAAGGCGTTACCGGCTGAGGTAGTGATACTAAGTGTTAGGACCCTGAACCCCTCTTTGTGCCAATCCAGACCGACGGTCTCGCAGTCGATAGCGATGCCCTTCGGCTTGGACGCGATAACCGGAGCCAGATCCAAGCACCATTGATAGCCAGTGGTATCGCCAGTAGAGCGGTATTCGTCGGCGGACCAATTACAGTCACGGAGGGCACCGATCAATCTGACGTCTGACTCAAACAGCTCTTTGTTCTCTGGTCTAGTCATTACGTGAGCTGGGCCTAACAGAGGAATGACCGGAAGGTTGCCAGTGGCAGTTCTAGTCGTTAGGGTTCCTCTTACCTTCGTGACCGGAGTGGGCTTTCCCGCAAGTTGACGGTTCCCGCACTTACCCATCACCACCACGGCACGGGCTTTGGCTGCGTAGTGTGACACCACTGTTAGAAACTCTGAGCGATGCTCTTCGAGGAACTTTCCGATCTTCGATTCTGACTTCTGAAACTCCTCAGGCACCGGAGGGCACGGAGTGATGAATGTGAAGTCCTCGGCAGCGAAACCCAGCGGCTTGATCATTGACCCGAACAACTTCATTGCTGGGTTAGACATCACTGCCCCTGTTTCGTATGCCTTGTATGGTGGCGCGTCCACAACCACGAGGACAGTCCCTTTAGCGCCCTCCAAGATATTAACTTTCCCGTGCGTTTTCTGATTCATTGCGTTTTGCGTATCATGTTCTAGGTCTTAATCCTTTGCAAGCATTCATTCCATCCACGACGAGTCGAAGGTCTCAGCGGCGGTGTTATCGTTACCAGATACCAGAGGCACCTCATCGAAGTTGACTGGAGCGAATGAGAAGGCGGTGGCGAAGCGCGGTGTGTCACCTTCTCGGTTCTTCATGCAGTCGATGATCCGCTGGCAATTCTGGTTAGGCGCTGGTCCTTTGCGGATACCCAGCACGATACTCGCGTCTTGTGGGATGGAGTCCGAACCCGCGATGTCCGACAGGTCAGGCTCCTTGGTTGAGTTGTTAGTCTGGTTCCGGTTAAACTGGACTGAGATCACGATTGGCTTATTCACCCGAAGTGCGAGCGCCTTGAGTTCACGGACCACCTCAGAGATCGCTTCCCACCGTGAGATGTATCCCTTCTTCGCACCGGAAGGGGAGAGCAAGTAGGCGGCGTCCACGAACAGGATGTCTGAGTCAAACTCAAGTAGCATGTTTTCGATACCGGACACCTTCTTGCTCATGTCGCCCGCCAGCAAGTTCACCTGAGCGCCATCCTTAATCTCATCCACCATCTTCATCATCCGCTCCTCACCCCAAGTTGACAACTCGCCCTCCTTGATCAGGTTAGGGTTGACTGCCATGTGGAGTCCCAGCCAGCGGCGGGCGATTTGGGTTAGGCTCATCTCCATGGAGGTGAAGGAAACCTTCTTCCCCTGCAACGATGCCTGACGCGCCATCTGCAAGAGCATCCACGACTTCCCTAACGATGGCCTACCAGCGACCACGATCAAGTCACCGCCCTGCGCTCCGCTTGTGGCATCGTCCAGCGTCTTCCAGCCGAACGCCACGCCCTGAAGTCCGGGATTGTATTTGGCCTGCTGGTAATCAGCCACCACAGCATCTAACTCCTCACTAAGGGTGACGTAATTATCTGATTCGAGAACGGAGGACGCTTCTTTGTTCATCACTCGGAGCGTGTCGAGGAGACCATCGAAGTCTTTGTTCTTCATGCACTCGACCAACTGAGGGTGCCGATCATTCACGGCATTGTAGGCATGGCGTCGGCGAACTACATCCAAGCAGTATTGTGTGCTAACATTGCCTTTGGTAGGAGGCAGAGGGTGGCCCTCCGCTGCCATGACATCCACGGCGGGAAGGGAGCCGTAATTCTTCAGGTGTTTGGTGGCGTAGTCGAAGGCAGCCTGCTCCTCGTCTCGGAACCAATCACGGTCAGCTCTCCGTAGTGCCTTATGGTCGCCAGCCTCAATCGCCGCCCGTATGAATTTCTTTCCTGCTGACATTGTTAGAATAGTGAGATTTTTCTTTCTTCGAGGAGATCACAGAATCGTTTGCTCCACACACCGCAATCTGAAATTTGACCATCGGTCAAAATAATAAGACCTAAACCCTGATCCAACCATCGTCGGAGACGATATTCCACGGTTTGAGCCTCGGCACCGAACGGATTGCACTTATGCGGGGTTAGCCCTTCCACAGCTAGAATCTTATACTCAAGAAGCTGAGTGTATATGTCATCGGTGATTCGAGAAGGACGCAGGTCCTCAGCGAACAGCACCGACGCTGGCATGTTACGAACTACAAGCTCCCTAACCAATAAGTAGAATGCCTTTGTAGTCTCAACAGAGGTCCCACGGATTTCGATCACCCCGCCCTCTAGCAGACCCCTATGTCCTCCAGCCTTTAGCAACTCAGACAGCGAGTTACCGATCACACCACACGACGCCTTTAACCCTACGTCTTTTCTTCGGTATAGTTTTGGCACCCCAGCTAGTGCGAGTGCCTCAATGATTTGTTCGTCGGTTCTTTTTTGCATTTTTGTTAGAAGGTTAGTCCCACTTAGGGAATGACATGGGGATCTCAATTTTCGGACTAGGGGCTTTGACATGCTCTTCCTTCTCGCGCTCTTTAGCGTCGGCAGCCAGCCGCTTGCGGAGACCGATCCTCATGCCCTCTTCGATGGAAGCCTCATCCTCTTCGGTCATGGCATTCAGACCCGCCCGCTCACTTGACCGACGGTCAATTTGATCCTTGATGCGTCGTGCTGTAGCACTCATCGCAGTCCGCTCAAGGGCTAACGATTTCTTGGCGACTTCCAGCTTGCGATGCTCGGCAGCCAACTCATCGATCTTGGCATCTTGATCCTTCCGCGCCGTGGCCCACTTCTCGGCTACCTCACGAGACATCCCGCGCTCTAACATAAGAAACCGGATCTCACGTTCCCTTGGTGGGAGCGCATAGATGGCCCTAATGGTTTCGCGGTGATTCCATCCATCCTCCAGATAGACTCGGAGCTTCGCTGAGGCGACGAGATGAGGATCAGGGCAGATCGGCTTTGGTGACATCCACCGGAACGAGGTGCGGGTGATCGCATCCCAGTTCTCGAACACCCATCCAAGGAAGTCCACCCACTCGACACCCTCATGGCGGAGGTTCCACTCCTTCGCGTAAGACTGGAGCATGAACAGTGATTTGTTAGGTAGTGCAGTGTGAGGCACCTGCTTGCAGTGCGCGGAGTGAAAGTCGGCCCAGATTCGTCTCATGGCGGAAAGGGACGGGACCCGACCGGAGTCACCTCGGATGAGTTTACCATCCTGCTTCTTTGCATCCCGCTTTGCACGAGAAGCGGACTCGACCTTCTTCAGCGATGCTTCCAGTTCTGCTCTGGTTTCGATTTTCATCTCTCCCCTTCCCGAAGATACGTCAACCGCGTCAGCGGTTGCGGCATCTTGAGGTTTCCGAAGGCTCTTTCCTTTATCCCTCTTATGATGGTCGCCACGCGACTTGCAGTTAGTCGCCACGCGACCAACGGGATAGTCGCCATCCGACCAACTAAGAGAATCCTCCTTCTCGGCTGTTTTCAATCGTTTTGGGGTCTTCATAGGGGTCCATTCGTAGTTGAGGGAGTAGTGGTTACAGTTGGATTCGTGCTGGATCAGGATGGCTCCCTTTTCGCTCAGAGAAGCCAGCGCAGCCTTCACCGCCGTCGGCTTGAGGCATGAGCGCCCGTGGCACTTGTCATCTTTAGAAATCACGCCCTCTGTAAAATGGCGGAGTGGTATCCTTTCCCACTCCTTACCCCACCCCACGGTGCGGTCGAAGATGAAGCGTATAATCGCGAACTCGAATGGGGTGAGGTGCCCCTGCCAGAGGCGGTCTATGGTCTGAGACCAGTCGCGGTAGAAGACAGGCGATGAGAGTGAAGGATTGCGTTCCTTGGGATTATTCATGCGGTTTGAGATTCAACCATGAAGGTCGGTCAGGGTAAAGAATTGCTTTGACTGGAGCGATATTTCGAGTAGTTTGTGGCCAACTGGTTTTGCGTTCCAGTTTCATGTTAAACTTAGCTCGGTGAGGAGGAATCCCCACCGAGCTTTTTTTTGACGGAACTCCACAATTACCGAACAAATTTTCCTGAGAGTTGAAGCTGTTTGATCACTGCCACTTCCACGGCAACGGCATCCTCATATTCTAGGAAGGAGATCACCCCGTCTTCGAGGCTGGTGTCCGTCCTTCCGAGGATGTGAGCGCAATCGACATTGACGTATCGATAGTGGGCGTTTCCGACTGTGGTGCATGTTGGGGTCAGGAGGACCGACACACCTAACGAGCGTAGGTGGCCGACAGTCCAAATGGCGTTCCCCATACAATCCTCCCAGCGGATCATCCACAGCTGATAGGTCTCAGAGAACTCAATCATGGTGACGCGCCTGATTTCAACAGGACCGAGAGAGCGGAGGTCCAGACCTTCGCCGCGCTTGGCTTTGAGGGCGAGGATGGAACCGACGGGCGAGATGGTAATTACTTGGGACAAGGTGTGGAGTTCCTTCGTTGTTAGGTTACATTCCCAAGTGCATCTCTTGGGGCTCTTCTTCGGCGTAGTGAAGCTCTGGCTTCTCGACTTCGACAATTCCTTCGCCACGATGCGACAGCGCATCTACGAGGTGCTGTGTGGCCTGCTTGCACCCGTAACCGGAGAAGCCTACCGCTTCGATGGTCGGGCGACCTAGGACATCGATCTTGACTGTTACTGATTTACTCATGGTCTTATTCTGTTAGAGTTGTTTGGTGAGAATCAGTCAACAGAAAGGACGAGGTGGATGTTGCCATCATCGTCCGTTGTCATGGATTCGATGGACTGGCCCGCAGCGCAGGCGGCTTCGATGGTTGCCTCCTTGGTGTATTCTTGGAGGAACTTGCCGATGCTATGGAGCACGACGTCAGAGGAATCCCGCAGACCGTTCCAGTGGCCAGCATTCCCGCCCTTGCCTGTCCCAAGCGTGTTAGAGATCGGACCCGATTCCTTGCCAGTGTGGAACTCAGGAGTGTCGCGTGGACCACTCTGATAGTTATCGAAGTAGGGGACGTAGTGTCCGTCTTCGTGGCGGATGAGACCGACGTCATAGTAGGACTCTGGGCAGCGGATCACGAAGTCGCAGACGTCTGGGTCCTCGTTGTATTGGAACCCCTCGGATGCCTTACGTGCGGCCTCCTTGTTGTCGGTGTCCATCAAGTCGATCACCTGACGTTTGATCTGGTTTCGGTAATAACCCCTCGGCTTGGCGTTCTCTTCCAGAACGACGTTAATGCCGCTGGCGATGAGGTTGGCAACGGCTTGCCTAATCGCACTCTTCGAGCGGATAGGCACGGACTTGGCTGTAATAGTATGGCTCATGTTATTGTGGATTCGATCAGTGGATTCCCGCTATGGTTTATAGTAGACTAAAGGCGAAACCTTTGCAAGATTATTTCTTAGTGTTAGAGTTTGAACGACGGTCAAATTATTCGATCACGCGCCTCCGCTTGCGGACGGTAATGGTCTTAACGGTAGTGCCGTCTGAGATCACCTTGTCTGTATATTTGATAGGAGCACAATGCTCAGGCTCGACAATCAGGTCCTTGGTGATCAGGCGGTCAACTACGTGCTGTTCGGCCATGGGACGGTAAGGCACCGGAACGTGGACACCTAAGGCCAAGACATCCTTCAATGTTAGGATGTCGAGGTTGCCTTCGACAGTTGACTCACGGAAAGCGACGTCTGGGTGGTCGATCATCACGAAGGACACCTTGCGGTAAGCGGCGTCCTTGCGGGCACGGAGGAACACCGAACCAACGAGTGGGAGCTTGCCCCATCCGCGCCTACAGGTGACGAACACCTTAATCACTTCCCCCTCTTCGATGCCGAAGGACTGCATGAACATCTGACCTGCGACTTCGGTGGAGCATCCCGGAACTGACGGGAACGGAGTGGGGAACCCAATTCGGGTGACCACCCCATCCTCGCCACCAGTGACACCAGAGGTAGAGGCCTTATCCAGATAGACTTCGGAATGGCCCTTGCTGCCCCTTCGCGGGGCGTGGAAGATGCACACCTTAGCCGACTGTTTCAGAAGGTTGACCTGACCTGATAGGGTCTTGATTATATTTTTCATTGTGGTGTTAGTTGGGGTTGGATTATTCACCCACCGAGCGGCGGCGGCGGACGCGCTTATGGATCGGCGTAGCCTCATCGCTGGCCAAAGCCTCGGCTTCGATAGTTAGGGATGCGTTGCGTGCGTTGTTCTCGGCCCATCCTTCCATCCGAGCGATGTCTTCTGGGAAGGCTTCGCGGAGCGGCTTCATCATTCCGAGCTGCTCAGCTAGAAGAGCGCCGGACACAACGACCTTACGGACGTAGGCCACCTTGACTGCCTCCTTACATGCGGCTTCGATTTCCGCGCCGACGTAGCCTTGTGATGCTTCGACAGCGACGTCGAGGTCATCGATAGAGTCGATGTCCTGTTTCCTCTTCTTCAGGTGGATCTTAAAGATCGCTTCGCGTTCCGTGCGGTTAGGCGAGAGCACAGCAAACACTTCGTCAAAGCGGCCCTTGCGGAGAAGCTCGGACGGAAGTCCATCCGTGCGGTTAGCTGATGCAATCCAGAAGATAGGAGACTTTGACTCCTGCATTGCTGTGAGGATTGCACCCAGCACGCGCTTCGACACACCGGAGTCGCCTCCGCCTTGGTGTGCGCCACCGAGTCCCTTATCGATCTCGTCCACGAATGCCACGCATGGTGACAGCGCCTCAAGCATCTTGATAGCGCCTCGCGTTCTCTCCTCGGACTGGCCGACAAGGGAGGCGAACAGGCGACTAACATCGAACTTCACCAGAGGCATCCTCAGCACCGCTGCGGTTGCTTTGGCGACGAGTGACTTACCTGTCCCGGGCGAACCGATGACTACCACCCCCTTCGGTGCATCGACTCCGAACTCCTCGGCTTCTGGTCCGAAGCAGAGTGCAGCTTCAGTGATCCAAGCTTTGTAGACTTCAAGTCCGCCGACTTCATTCATCGGCACGGGCTCCATCATCTCTAACACCTCCGAGTTCTTCACGATCTCCGTCTTGGCGTCTAACACGCAGCGGTTGAACTCGTGGAAGTCGAGGTTAGGCCATGCTGGGCGCTGAAGCACTACGGCTTTCGAGAAGGCGACTTCCGTCTCCATTTGGGTCATCCCGCCCGCCGAACCGACCACCGTCTGAAGTTGGACTTCGGTGAACAGCGACGGAACCTCTTGCCCTTGTGGAGTTGAAGACTCTATCACGTAATCGAAGATGTCCATCCGCTCATCGAAGTCGGGGAGGTCGAAGTCGAGAATCGGGATGTCGTGTTTCAGATCATCTGGCAAGGTCTGACCTTCTGGCATGACCAGCACGATTCTGAGCTTAGGACTCTCACCCATGTCTCGGACATAGTTGCGGAGGCACTCGATGATTCCTGGATGCTTGCCTAACCAGTGGTGGGGGGCGTGCATGACATAGACACCGGACTTCTTCGCGTTCTTACCGTTACTGGGAACGTCGAGGATCATCATAAGGGCCTTATACATATCCACCACCTGATCCTTGGTCGGCACCTTGTCTGGGTCGTCGGACGGTAGCTCCTGCATCCAACCGTCTCTGACGTTCCAGAGACCGAAGGGGATGTCTTTAGTGAATGCCCATCCTCGAAGCGCATCGATGCACCGGAAGGGTTCACGGGTTCTTGTAGCGACCACCGCTACGCCTGCGGCACTAAGCGTGCCGAACTCCTGCTGGTATTTTGTTGCGTTCATGTTTTGAATTGCCCCTCTATCAATGGGCAGGTGTAGACTAGCCTATGGATTTATCCTTTGCAAGAATAAAGTCAGAAATTTCTCGTCCTCTTCCTAACGGCAACCACCGCCACTGGACTGATAGGCGTGACCGAGATGCAATGGGTTGACTGCCACACGACTCGGACCTCCTTGCCGAGCTTCGCGTAGTGCTTACATAAACGATCAGCGGTAACGAACACTTCGCGTTCGGTGGTCTCCTTCCAAAAAGCTACATCTTCGGGAAGCAGGACGACTGGCCTTGGTTTACGACTCATGGTGTTTGTGGGTGTTGATTCGTGTGGTGCGCGGATCGCCCGCACCTCTGAGCATAGCCTATACAAAAACCTTTGCAAGACAAAGTATAACCTGAACCTAGCAGAAAAGCCTAACTTATTTCTAACAGAATAACAGAAAAGTCGATTTCGTCCAGGATCGTTTTGTTTTCCGATTCCGACAACCCACCGCAGATGTGAGGGTCGAGCCGAGGAAACGAATCCTAGAGCAATCTAGGGGTATCGATTTTCGTGGAACATGTGGGTTTTCAGTTCCACGGGTAGAATTTGACGGTTTTCAGGTCTTTCCCTAACAGAACTGTATTTTGGCTAATCTGAAATTTCTGTTAGAGTGAATCTGATTTGACCGACGGTCAAATTCATTCTCAGCCCGTAATCACCCGAACCAGAGCCTCGCAAGTAGATTTCCTTAGGGCGGGGTCGAGCATTTTCTTCCGGTCAATGTCGTTGTCGATGAACCCAAGTTCGATCAGCCAGCACTTATCAAACTCCATGACGGCAAGCGAGGTGTGCTGTGATTCCTCCTCTGTCTTCGCGCCACGGTCTCTGAGTCCAAGTCCGGCACTCACAGTAGCGGACAACCGCTGCGCCAGCGCCCTATCGTTCTCACCACGGAAGAACACCTCCGATCCGGTGCCTCCTCCAGAGTTGCAGTGAATGGAGACCATCAGGTCGCCGCCGTAACTAACTGCGATGTCATCGCGCCTCGACACAGGGCAAGGGTCCTTGGCGTCAACGCGCGTGCGGGTAGCTGAATGGCCTTTGCTGCGAAGCATGGTGCGAAGCTCGTTTACCCAGTCTATTGCGACTGAGGCTTCCTCGACTCCATGCGAGGTGGCACCTGAATCGTAGCGTCCGCGCTTGACGTTGCCCATCCCATGTCCAGGATCTAAGATTACCTTCATTGTGCAATTACCCACGGTTTGTCTACTTTGATGTGATCGTCGTTAGCTGGGATTTGGTCCCAACACATCCACGATCCAAGTCCTAACCCTACGCGGTAGGCCCAGCCTACCTTGGTGACACAGAGTCCATAGAAAAGGTTATCACAGAAGTTGCGACCGATGACTGTTTCTGGGTAGTTGTCGCACCCGCTGAACTGATAGAGGAGGTCGTGCGGGAGTGATGCGAGCAGCTCCCAGTCTGGAGAGAACGAGCACCCGTTCCAAGCGTAGCCCTTCATGACAGTGATGCCTGCGTTGGTAACCTTACCCCACACCTGACCGCCACTAACGAAGGAGTAGCGGCTTCTGATTGGCAGCATGACTTGGAAGTAAACGTCGGTAAGAAGGATGTATTTCCAAATCTTGAGCTTGCCATCGTCGCCCATACGCTCCTTATCGGTTAGCCTACACCATTCGATGCCTTCGCGGAATAGTGGGTGTTTGAGCTTCATGAAATCACTTGGTTAGGGGATTGGTCGATATAGCTGCGGGCTGTCACTAGTCCAGTAGACAGGACAGAGATGATGAAACCAACAAGCTGCTGTTTATTGTTGAAGTCAACTACAGTGATGCCTGCGCTTGCGCTGGTGGCCATTGTAGCGAGGACGTAAAGAATAAGTCGGGCGATAGATTGCTTGTTTGTCATGCGCGTTTACGTTCATGGTTAGACTCTCCCGCTGCTTGGCGACACAGACGCTCGTCCTTGAGCCGTGCAACGTAAGAAGCTGCTGAGGCGACTAAGCCTACGACAGCGATGGAGGAGAGGAGGATGATGTGCTTCGGTTTCATTTTCCTTCAGGGATTGATGCTCGTGCTGCTGCGGCCTGCATCAGTAGGTTGTAAGCCTGCATGATGGGGACGAGCTTCTCAGGGTTACTAATTGCTACTGCGTCGGCACGATCTAGCAACTTTGCGGCGAGGGCGTTTTCTGCTGCGGTCATCATGCTGCTGTTTCGTTTATCTTTTTTTGAGTATGGGTGGAAGTCTTAGCTTGCGTAGGGCGTCTTCCTCTGCCTGCCTATTAATCTCCTCCATGCACTGACAGGGGCGTTTAGCGAGTGCTTCTTCAAGTCTGGTGAGCGAGCCTGCAACGATGAGCTGTGCCTTGATTCCTTCGGCGGCGAGTCCGGACATCTCTTTCAGGTTGGCTTGCTGGAGCTTCATTGCTTCCTCATGCCTGCGCTCTACTGCTGCTCGCTCCTCTTTGCGTTCCTCCTCCTGATCTTTGATCCGCTTCTCCTCACGGGCCTCGGCCTTTTCGATTCGCTGGATCTCTCTCTTCTCGCGGGAGCGAAAGTGATTCCAGAGAATGAAGGAGACGATAGCCATGAAGAACAACGCTCCGTGCGTTCCTTGCAACCTGTCCCATGAAGTGGCATCAAGGAACTCGCTGATGCCGACAGCCAACGTAGAGAAGAACAGTCCGATGAACTCGAATGAGTAAGTCATGGCAATGTGGGCTGCGGTAAGGCGGTGTGGCATCGGATTAGGCTGGTCGAGTTAGTTTGTGCTGCTTGCCTCTTGGCTGGCGTTTTGGAGTGCCTTTACGTCTCTGTGAGTCGGATTTCTGAGTGAGAAAGCATCTGAATGTTTTGGTTTCGAGTCGTGGCGTGTTCATGGGATTAGCCACCAGCTAACTGCGGTTTCTGCGGTTGCTGCTGCGTTGAGTTTGAGAATGAACGATCCAGCGGTGGTAGACTTGACGCGAACATCTGTCGCTGTCGCATCATCACCAAGAACGGTCGCCATGATAACGCTGTTTGAAGTCGCATGGCGGCAAGTGACGGTCAATTCCTGCGCTGCTGCGGCGAATCGAACTCTGCCAGAAGTCTTGTCGATTGTTACGTTGCCAGTTGCTCCAGCCGCCTGAATCGTTTTTCCCACGTTCAGCTCAAGGATTGGATTGGCAGTAAGTCCAATCTGCCCAAGCGGTGCGGATGCGGTGGAACCATTGACGTAAGTGTAAGGGCCGTAACCACCGCCGAGGTGGAAACCGAAGGTTTTGCTACCCTGCGATGCCAGCCAGAGCGTGTTGGTTTCGTAACTGACAGAGCCAATGTCTTGATATGACGTGGCGCCGTTAATGTCTTCAAGCCTCAGCATACCGATGCCAGTCAATCCGGGTGGGTTACAGAGACGTAGGGTTCCTAAAATTTCAAGTTCGTCAATTGTGCCGCCTACCCAGTTCCTCGATCTGCGAATCTGCGGGGCGTATTTGAGAGCAAGCGATTCGTTGGCTGCTGGGAAACCAGTGATGGACATTGCTACACCAACGTCTTCAAAGCATTGCACGATCCATTGCCACTGTGCGAGTTCTTCGTAGTGGATGTCTCCATCGATTTGCAGCCCCCAAGCGTTCGCTTGCGTTGGCGTTCCTGCCCATCTGCGGTTATCCCAAAAGGCATCCCCACGCGATTCGGCAATTGTCTTTTGCGCGGCGGCTTGCGCTGCATTAAATACGTCTTGAGCATCATCCTCTCCTGCTGGTGGCCCAATTACCAACCAAGTTGGGGTAGTTGCTGATGCGGTATTCACCATGTTTTGCCAAGTCTCTTGATTGGCGGCCCAATTCGCTTGCCCTCCGTCGAAGTGAGAATAGACAAATAGATCGACACCGATGTCGGCAAAGATCGGATTCATGATTGCCGTCGATGCTGTGATGTTGTCGGCAAGGTCATTCGACTGTGGAGCTAGCAATGCCACCATCGCCCCATAGGAGCGGGTATCGTAAATCGCACCGCCGATGATGTCCACTTCCCCACCAGACACCCAGACTGCACGGAGTCTGCGAACTTTGCGAATCGTGGTCTTTGCGGCAAGGTCGATGATCGAACCTGCAAGAGTGCCGTCAGAGGAAACGGCAGTGTAGCCAACCTCGTCCGTCCATGTTGTGCCATCCTCGGTGCTTTGCACCTTAAACGTGCCGCCACCGGGCTTGGTGACGTAATAGAGCTTCATCTTGTCTCCTGCGACTCCAGAGTTGCCACCGTTGAGTCCAATGGTCGCCGTATGTCCTGTGTTGGATAAGCGAACGGCATAACCGTTATACCATGTCGTGTAGGCAGTGGTAAGAGTGGTTGCACCACCACTTCCACTCGGCTCAACAAAAATTACACCACCTTGGCCGAAAAGCTTCCAGATGTGCTGACGCATTTTTGTGATCGGCATGCCTATCATTGAGTCTCCCATCAGGGCAATCCGTGGCGCGTATCCCGAAACCTCAAGCTTTTTCCGCCATCTCCAAAGTCTCGTCCATGCCAAACGCTCATCTGCGATCTCTCCTTGTGTTGAGGTTGCCTTTTCAGAATCTAATTCCTCAAGTGCCGATTGCACGTTTGTCGATTCGATGTTTCCGGATGGCGTGACGATCACCGCCGAAGCGTTATTCGGAGCCGTGCCAGTGATCAAAGCAACCTGAGCCGCGCGGAAGTCAGTTGCATTCTCAAGTTGAGTGTTTTTGATTGCTGTTGAACCAGAAGACCCGCCGCCACTTGCGTTGTATCGGAAGATCAAACGGTAAGCACAAAGCACCTCAGTCGCTTGAATTCCTTGCAGGTCGGCTGGCAATGCTGTTAATGCCATTCCAGCCTGTGCCGCAGCGAGCGATGTGTAAACAGCGCGGTGAGGAACCAATCTGATTGGGTCGTCAATATCCGAAGTCACAATCAACCAGTATCCGAAACGCCGGTCTTCGGTAACTGGCGTGATCGCGCCCGAAGCGTTGACGTAATCGGGGATGTTCGATGTGAACAGGAATGGGAAACGACCATTCGTGACAGACCGGACTGCGCGTGCGCCGTTGTAATACATCACGGGAAATTGCCCACCGTTAGCAAGTGCAACGGCTCCAATTGTCTGTGGCCCGTGGTCTTGCTCCCACTTGACGGTTCCGCTGGTTCCATTGACTGTGGTGACTTGAATATCCTCGTCGCGGAATGAGCCAGCCGTGATGCCGATCATCGTGTTCAGACCAGAACTGGCGGGCGTTCCGGTTGTGGCGTTGTGAATCATATCCAATCCGCTATTGATGACGTATTTCGCGCCTGACGTTGTGTGATTATAGGCATGCGTGGCATCATCCATCGCAGTGCTGTGAAGCTCCCACAATTTGAAGACTCCAGACTGAGCAAAGGAATCCCAAGTCAAGTAGCTGATAGGCGCGTGTTGGCCAATCACCCATGGAGAGGTCGAGGATTGCAATGTCATCACCCCACCAACATTCTCATAGTAAAAGAAATAGTTGGTAGAGGACGCTGAAATCGTTTTCGTCTGCGCTCCGGTGAATGTGTGGGTCTTCGCTACTGGGCCAGCATAGACGGTGAACGTCGTCGCTGGAGAGATAGGGGCAACAGTGAGAGTGACATCGTTTCCAGTGTTCGTGTAGGTGATCGAGACGGTGCTTGGATCGACAAAGCCAAAGCCTTGTAGAGACGGAACAGAAAGGGAGTTCCTGATCGCGTCAGGGTTGCTGTCAATGAGAGTGGTCAGGCTGGAGACAGTTTCGTCTCCGGTGTTTGTGCCGCTGACATTTGGCGCAGTAAGATCGCCACCAGTGAGACGGTATCCGTTAGCGAATCGCATCGCACACTCATTGGCTTGGATGGACTCAAAATCGGCAGTCTCAGAGTCAGTCCGAACGAATGTTCCATTGTGGATGGCTTTTGCTTGTGCTCCACCAGCATGACTCACTAAACCAGTGGCTTCTGATTTGTATAGCTCTGCATGACTAAAGTTTCCACTTGCGGTTGTGCTATATCCCTCGGCGTGGCTACTATCCCCGCTTGCAGTTGTGGAAACGCCCTCCGCAACTCCGGTATTGCGCCCTCCAGTTCCGGTGTGGTCAACACCTACGCGGAGAAGACTATCGCCAACTGCATTCTGAATATCAACAGAAGCCCCGCTACGCGCCTTGATCACGCCACCAAGAAGAGTATCCGAAAACATCTTCTCGCCCGCGATTGTCTGATTGCCTGTCAGTGTGACATAAGCTGCACTATCCTGATAAGCATAATTAGCCCATGCTCCAGAGTGAAACGATCTGCGAATCACTGTGCCAGCCGTGGCGTAGGCTGTGCCACCAACGGTTGCGGTTCCGTTCCTTACTACAACAATGAATCCTTTGCCTTCAACTGGTGCCGGATCGGTAACAGTGAGCGTGGCCACAGTTGTGTAGGTTCTGTCGTTCGCAGCGGTGAAGCTCGACAACTGAACTGAATCAATCGCTGCTTTGAGGTCGAGAGCTGTCTGCGTGGCAGTGGAGACAGGCTTGTCGGCATCGCTCGTGTTACCCACGTTCTCAAGCGCCAGAGCGGTCTTGAATGCCGTAGGGTCGGTGATACCTCCGCCCTTGCCATTGACCATGCTTGACTGGCCAAAAACGACAGATGAAAGAAGCGCAAAGATGAGGATAGTTTTGATCATAGATTTTGAATTTGGAGATATTCGTTAGTTGCAGTTCCGACAATCACAATCTTCTGGAAGATCGATTGATCCTCATTGAAAATCACGGGGCTCAAGCCGCTGTATCGCATGACCCACGTGGTGAGAGTATCTGCCTGATACCAATCGAAAGGGAAGGAGTCCCCTACTCTGCACCAGCGTCCGATGTAGAGAGGGTCGGTCTCGTTGTCGATAGGAGGGCCTTGCGCGGTTGTCCTAAGGATTGCTGACGATGGGGCGGCAGGAGGGAGCACCGACTCACTGAGCTTACCACCTGCACCTAACAGAGGAACAGTTCCCTCCGTGGTTCCCGTGTTGGCGAAAGCGGCGGTGCCGAGGTCCTCTGGACTCAAGGTGGCGAGCTGCCAGATTGCTGCGCCGACAGTAGCGCCGAGGCAGCGGTAGGCTTCCTTCTCTACGTTGTCGATCCAAAGGGAGCCGACAGAGTAACCAGAGTCGCTATCATCGTCCGCAGTGGGAGGTGCAACGGCGGTGCGGTTATCCTTCGGAATACCAAGAGCCTCTAACGCCGCATCTTGATCCTCTTCGATTGCAAGGATGAGGGCAGCACTCGTCGCGGGTCCATCGATACCGCGAATAGTAACCGGAGCGATTATGTTTAGGTGGCTCATACTTGCGGAAAGACAGTGATTGTTGAGGTGTAAATAGTTAGAGGGCGGGTAGCGCCTCCGTGGTAGATCGCAATATCCGCCGACCAATCTCCCACCTTCGGCAGGAATGACATGATGGTGCGGATCTCGAACGTCCAGATACCTACGCTGTTAGTGATCACCACCTCCGCATCCCTCGTCTGAGGCGAGTCAGAATCGATGATGTATTTCTTTGCCGTGCTCGACGGCAGCGACATTGTAACGACAACCCTGTCGAGGACGGTGGTGGGGTTAGAGGTGGCTAGAGTGTCCGCATCCTGAAACTGAATAGGGCCGAACATGATCTTACCAGTCATGTCCACAGAGGGTGGCCAGTAATCACCTAGAGTGGTGCATGGAAGTTCGATGGCTGCGCCGTAACAGGACATTGTTTTTGTGGTGTAGGGGAGGAGAAACTACCGCCTGCATGAGCGTGTGCAGACATGCCAGAGACGATAGTAGACCGCCCCTCCCAAGTCAAGTCACGATAAGCGGCGGGATTTGACCGACGGTCAAACGCTCGCCTGAATCTCCTCCAAGGCGGAGATGTCGATCCCCTTGGTAACTGACACGCCGAAACCCCTATGGGTCCTAGTGCCAGCCCTAGTAGCAAAGTCCTCGAACCATACTCTATCGGGCATCACCTTTAGGTTGTCAGCTCCAATCCCAGAGCCGTAGCATCCACGTATCCCGTAGCTGTAGTTGCGAGTGTCGTGCATGCTGATCACCGAGGCTCCCCACCGAAGGGAGACAAGGACGTCGGCGAGAGCTGGCCAACCGTGGTGCCCATCAATAAACACAACGTCGGCCTTTGTGATAGGCGTCTCCCACGAGTTGCAAGTGTGAAGAGTGATCCTATCAGGATACAAACACAAAGCCATGATCTGACGCAGAGTTTCGGTAGGCTTAATCTCAATGATGTGAAGATGCTCAACTACTCCTATATTCACAGCCTCAATAAGTGCCGAGGTTGAGGCTCCACGGTAAGAGCCGATTTCGACTGCAACCAGCCCAGACCTACCTAACATAAGGACAGACGAGTGGAGCATCTGAATGTGCAACTCATCCATCGGCATCTGTGTGCCACAATTGGCGAAGCGATATTTCTCAATGTTAAAAGAGGTCTTCATGCTAGTCTGTAGTGTGATTTGGTTCTTCAGTTGATTATAGGCTCCCCCCTTATGCCTTCCACACAAGTGATAGAAGTAAGCTGCCCCCTGCTCGACGGGGAGCATATTCCAAGAGTGAGGTAGGTCAACTATTAAGGCTCCCAAGGAGGAGGCGACAAACATCCACTGGTTCAACTGATGCTGCTCCTGAACGCCACGGAAATAGGGCTTCCGTATGGACTCAAGCAAAATGGCTGCCCCTTTCCGGTTGCACGCCCACACCCCAGTATTGCGGTAGAGCCACTTATCAAGGCTAGGTAAGCTATCCCTGTAGTGTCGGCGAATCCATGGACGATACTCTGCGCCCGCTTTAGTATCAGTCCTATGAGCTAGGATATGGATCTCAGGGCCATCACCTAAAAGGGGGAATTCTGGGGCATCTCCAGAAACAACTACGTCGCCGTCAACGAAGAGGAATAGGTCACTCTTGCCTACCACGAACTCGCGGAGCATATCAACAACCACAAATTTTGTGCAAGGGTAGCCTTGGGGAATGTCAGTCAAACCCCAAACCTTCAGCGTATAATTGTGACGCTCAGCCCATGAGTCTAGCGATTTTCCGCATAGGTCTATCCACCATGCGTCACCATACCTAAGAGTGTGGACATCAACCAGCACGGAAGTGTTGTTAGTTATTTCTCCCATTGTTCTACCTTGTGGATGATCCGTTTAATCTGAGGGACTTTTTTCCGCATAGGAGAGCTGGTCCCGCCCGCAGCATGTCCGAACTCACACCTATCTATCCTAGCGCCCATCGAATGAACCACAGTGGGAAAGAAAAAGAACGGAAGCTCAAGCTCGAACAGACCCAAAGCTAGGACCTCCTGATCTCCCCACCAATTGTTAGTCCTTTGGCCCTTCCCGGGGAAGCGCCGAGTGGACGCCCCAGACAGGAACCACGGGACCAGCTGCCTTACATGTCTCGGCCTCCACGCAACCACCGCAGTAATGGGGTATGGTCTCATGTTAGGGACCTTCCACTTCGGATTCCTGACAGCACGCGCCCACTTTGGGTGGACACGCTGAGGGGTTCCCGGTTCGCACACCATGAGTCGGCCGTAGCCGAACAGGTCCCTAGCGTAGCTGGTTATGACTATATCCGCATCCACCCACAAAGCGGACACATCCTCGCTGCCGTAAGTAAGGCTGTGCGCCATGCAATCGAAGAGGACCCACTGCGGGTTGTCACCCTGACGTTTCGGAAGGACAACCAGCTCGGCTCCGCACCTAGCAGCGTAGGCTTTGAATCTATCAACAACTAGATCCCAGTAGGGAAGGTCATCGCCGCTCGTGTATAGGACTTTTTTCATATTGGGTAATTGAATCGCTCGAAGTCTTCACTATAGCGCAAGGCTATAACCTCCTTGACTTTCGGGGTCAATGCTTCCTGCCAAGGAACACCGGGAGATACTTGAGACTTCAGAAGGCGTCTACGGTTAGGCGCAAACGCTTTCCACTCTTCGGCAAGGGACTCGAACCTCAGAACTTCGACATCGCACTTGAGGTAGCTTGACTGCGTTCGGAGGTGGGGCATGAACCCAATGAACTTGTCGAGGTTTGGGTGGAGCCAGAACTCCTCGCAGGTCATGTGCTGCACGAAGGACCGGAAAATCTTATCACCCCTCGGACTACCAACCTTGTCGCGGTGGAAGAATTTGTAGACCGACCACGCCCTGTCGTATGGATTTCTAACGACACAAAACAGGCGGAGGTTCTTGCCTCTCCTGTAGGACACGAACTTCGGGTGGTCGGTGGCGAAGTGTGTTCCAGTTACAGGCACCCGCCAATTCTGATTGAGTGCTGTTAGAATACTGGTCCCTGCGGTCTTCGGGATATGGATCAGGAACGGAGTCGGCTTCCCTACCTCAACATTGATGTCGGTGGACTTCCCATCTGGCAACTCGAACTTCGAGGGTGCAGGGAACTTACTGGTTAGGTAGTTGTGAAGCTGAGGGGTGTTCCCCGCATTCGAGTAATTCACGAACCACGCACCAGTGTTAGGTTGATGGTAAGGCCCATAGTATTGATCGACCACCCCGTGTCGGCGAGGCCAGTTGCGCTTCGACAAGATCCAGCTCTCCCAAGGAAACTTGCTCTTCATGTTCGGCCAGTCGGAGAACCCCTCCTCGACCATCGACTTATCGAACCAGTAAGGGCCGTGAGGGCGGGAGTAGTCCCACGGGGGTATTCCTTCAGCGACAAGGCGAGCACGAATCGACTGTAGAGCTTTGCCCCACTTCGTTCCACCAACGCCATCGCCCCACTGAGCACAGCACGGAGTGATCTTCATCATCTCAGCGTTTGTATCTCTAACAAGGCAGCAATCGTCGTAGAACCAAAAGAACCCATCGGGGAACTCATCCGCCGCGATCTTCAGGCATTGCTTCAGACCACCTCCGACGATGTGGCGGACACCAGTGATCCAAGTGGGGATTTTTTCTCCGAGGATAACGACCTCATACTTCCCCTTGAAGTGCTTCTCAAGCGAACGGAGCGCGAAGCGAAGCTCGGTGTTGTTCTTGAACTTCCCACCAATCGGATGAAGAGGTATCACTATCGTAGTCATGCTAAATGAGTGTTGTTAGAAAATTGTTAGAGCCAAATCGTTCGCAGCGTTGATTTTGATACGATACCGCATAACTGAGGGCAGGAAGGGGCATGTCCTCGCAATCTAGGGCTATGATTTTTGACCGACGGTCAAACCTCCGACTAAATCGCCCTATTTTCGTAAAGTAATGCACGGCCCTCTCGTTTTGGATGCTCAGTCTTAAAGCTAAACACTCGAACAGTCAATCACGCTATATCGACCCACCAAGCACCTCTTCAACTATTAGGCGGCAATACACTTCGTCGGTTGCGTTCTGGTTGAAGTCAGCCGTTACAGTGATTATCGAGTAGCAAGGCTTCGGAGCTGTGGTAGGCAGGTCGATCTCGTAGGTGAATGACGAACCACCACCCAGAGCGTTGATAGTAACGACCCCGCCCGACTCTGTAGGCGAGGGAGGAGTTGGTGTGAATGGTGGGGTGGTATTAACGATTGCGCCGGACACACCGACGTCATTTAACTTGAAGGTAACGGTGGCTCCATTGGTGGTGTCTTTGTCGCAAGTGACCTTGAATCTGATCTTAGTCACCGAGCACACTTTCAACGTGACAGTTCCGTTTGCGTTAGACCCATGCACTCCGAGTGGAATGACATCCCATGCGTTATCATCCTCAACGGCAGACGGACTCGTGCTAGGTTTAATATTAGCATAGGTTCCAGTCAACGCGCCAACTGCAAGAGCCGAAAGGCCAGAGCCTTCTGCGGTCTTCCGCCAGCCACGCGCTACGGTTAATGACCCGACATTGCTCAGCGAGTCATCCACGGTATGACCCTCGACAGTGAAGTCTGCACAGTCGCAAGGGCAGTAGGAGTTGAAGCTCACAACTTCGATTTCCCACTGCTGAGGACTGGATTCATTGGCTATCCAGTGGGCACCTATTGGATCGCACCTATCAGTCGAGGACACGAACTGTAGAGGCTGCCCTGCGAGCACCGTGTAGCAGGACCACGAGGCACCGTCCCAAAAGACGCCAGTCCCATTCCCGTCGTCAAAGATGCCAGAGCATAGGCTTCCAGTTAGAGGTATCGCCTCTAGCTCAAAGTCTGGGTAGGTTCTGATGCCTATGCACAAGTTGAGTTGATCTGGATCGCAAGGGCAGCCGGAACTGGATATGTAGGACTCAGAGGAGATCGCGCTGGAGCTTTCGTTGCACGAACCGCAATGTAGAACGGTGATGCTGGTAGAGACGCCGGACTCATTCGTGTATCCAGTCGAGCCAGCTACAGGGGTGCAACCCTCAACCCCAGCATCAGTAAAGTCAGCACTAACTATGGGCGATGGAATCATTGACCACCCCCAGCTATTGTTAGGAGCGAACCACTTCACAGTTATGGTGTAGGCTGTTCCGGTTACTCCAGGAGAATCGAACGATCCAGTATACCCGTCTATGGGGTTCCCGGTTAGAGTGTATTGCCCGTCACGGGTTCCCAGTAGCGAAACAAGCTCGACACAGATTGAGGTGCATTGCAGGCAACCATCACCAGAGGATGGAGGTGCGGAGCCTCCTGACCTACTAGAACCGAAAGAAGATGGCCCACTAGACCTACCTGATCCAGAGGACAGGCTAGATTCGCTGGAGAGGACACTGCTAGACGACTTCGCACTTCCGTAACTACTCATTGCTTATACATCGCTCTAAGCGAGGCCTCGTTTTGTTCAAACTGCTCAAGTGTTCTGTTAGGCATGTTCCAATCAGCGAACCCGCGCCGGACTCCGGTAAGACGGATGGTCACTTTATCGGGCCTGAGGAGTGGCCATGCCTTGACCACAATGTGATCGACATCAATGTAGGCTGCGAGTGGCCATGGCTTGTCGTTGCTGGCGACCATCACAGTGAAAGAGTTAGGCTCACACACGTAGGCGAAGTGGGAATTGATTTTGACTCTAGTCTCTGCGCCCTTGAGTTGGGTGTCCCGAAGCACGAACTCGAATAGGACCTCATTGCTCTCAACAGTAGCCAGCGCACCGAACCCACCTTTCTGCCAAGGCATCCCGACGATAGCGTTGCTAGACTTAGCACTAGAGCCGTAACCACCTGACCCACCACCTCCAGAGGCACCGCTGGAGGCACCACCACCGCTGGAGGCTACCCCACTCGAACCAGAAGGCGCGGAGCTTGGTCCTTCGCTGGAGCTTGGAGTAGAGCTAATCGCTGAGCTAGACGAGGATACCACCGAAGAGGAGCTGGACTCGGCGGGCACCCACTCAATGTCGCTCTTCCACAATTGCTCAAACTCATCGAAATCGTAGCCGCCCCCCGACGCACCATCCTCCCGCGATTTCAGAGTGAACTTTGCGAGGACAAGCCTAGGAGTATCATCGGAGGATTCCCCAGACTCGACCTCCTCAACCTCAATGACTGAGCCATCGGGGTGCATCACCACCAGCACGTAATACTCTGTGTCAGAGGAGAGCGTAGAGAGGTCGAACCACGACTCAGGGTCATTGATAGGGAGATCGTTAAGTGTAGGTAGCTCAGGGACGCACAATCCACTCACTTCGCTAGGGACGGGCGCAACGGTCCCTTCCGAGACGTAGAGCCTTTGGCTATTAAGGGCGAGCCTAACAAGGAACCTTCCGATTCTCAGGGCCTTGTCTGGATCTTCAGGTTTAAGGTCGAATGAAACCATCGAACCCTCAACCCTTGCGGATAGGGTATTGCTATCGACAAACTTCAGCTTGCTGTCCGAAGAACCAATCGCCTCAGCGTTCAATTGGACGCGAGCTGACAGCTCGTTAAGGGCGCTCTGGAGTTCAGGCTGCCCGGGAATTTCAAATTTGAGTTGCTTGGCCATGTGTTAGTTCCTAGTAAATATCTGGGTCCCATCCACGGCGACCTGATAGCATCCACGACCTTGTGACTTTGACACCGGAACCCACAATGACTGCGGTGCATGACGAAAGAATCCAGTTACGAGGGCTATTGACTGTAGGCAGGATGTCGGACGCTGGAGGAGTATTGATAGTCCCGATCCCGTTCATATTGATAGATATGGACGCCGCACTCGCTGAGCTATAGGTCTTGACCTCAGTATAAACGAACCCCTTCTCCTGATAACTTTTGATGCCGAACTTAGGGTGCGAAGGGGTGGGCGACACACACTGGAACTTACTGAACACCCCAGCAAGTAGGTCGTTCCCATCACCGTTATCACGATCGCTCTGCTCTCCAGTTATCGGGTCCACGAATAGGGCGCCGTTCAGTGGGCTGGACGGCTTGCCTGCGATGTTGTCCTCGAATTCTGGGTGAGCCTCAATCGGCTCTGAGGAGGATGATCCCTCAAGAGTGTATTCTGTCCTGACAGCCTCATCAGGGTCACCCCCGCCGGAGGGATCGATACCCTCGAACTTGATAGAGACTTTGGCCATGTTAGCCTCTTCCCTCTGGATCGATGCCGTCTTCCTTTTGAGGAAATCGTAATCGGGGTGAACCGTAATGGCTGACACCAGAGGGACAGCGACGTCCCAGTCACAACTGTAGACCAGTTCGGCGGAGGCGATGCCGATGTCGTCGAACTCAATAGTTGAGGGAACGTCCGGCAACAGAGTCGCCAGCGATTCACCTACCCAGAAGTATTCACTTGTTGGCATCTTATCCTGTGGTTCTAACTTTTAGCATGAATCCAGGACTCTTCTCCATGCGGAGGAGGACGTCACGGATTGAGGTCAATAGGGTGGCCATCTGATCCCTTGACCCAGAGGTGGAGCCGATGGTTGGTGTGATAGTGGTTGTCTTTGGTGGAACGAAAGATCCACCTTCGACTGTAGGGGTGAGTGCGACTTTCGGAGTGGAGCCTGCATTACCGGTAAGGAGGCCAGTGTTCAGCGCGGTGGTCTCGTTGGCCTTGGCAGACCGCTCCGCCACTGTTAGCATCTTGTCGTTATCGGTGGCGTAGAAATTCCCACCACCGCCGATAGATTGCTTCGAGTCAACGATCTGCGTGGAGTTGAGGTTGTCCTTAGTGCCCTTCTTATCGAGTGCGTCTTGGCCGTCGATCAAAGCCTGAGCTTTCGCGTAAGCGTCCTTCACGCCTTCCTTGTCAAGCTCACGAGCCTTGGCAGCGATGGCGAGCCTCCGCTCCTCGGCCTTGTTGCCAGCGAGTTTGGCGGCATTCAAGTTGAGCTGCGCCTGAACCTCAGCTTCAGCGGCATTGGCGGTCTCCGACTTCTTGTCGGTATCCGTCTGAATCTGCGTCCTGAGGTCATAAATCTTACCCTCAACCTCAAGCAGTTTTTCGTATCTAGCAACCTCATCCTCAGTCAACGGGTTATTACCACCCTGCGTTCTGGATGTTAGGGCGATGAGTTCGTCGCGCAATGCGCTTGTGCTACCAACGTCAACGCCGGTCAGGCGAGCCTTGATCTGCTGCTCCTTATCGGGGAGGGCGACGATGCTCCTCTCCTCGTTGTCGAGCTTAGCCTTCTCAGCCATCTCGCTTGCTTTCTCTATCAGCTCAAGCGAAAGGGCGACTTGCTTCTTCTTCTCTTCTGTGGTGCGTTGCTCTGCCTTATAGACTTCGATGTTTATGTCGGCATTCCGAGCAAGGATCGATAGTTGCTTTTGTAGAAGTGCAATCTCTTCAGTGTATATTGCGACGTTCTTCTCCTCGGACGGAAGGAACGAGTCCTCCGAGGCGGCTTTAGCCTTATTGAGGGCAATGATCCTCGCCTTGAGAGCTAAGACAGCGACCACGCCATCCTCAACGGTTTTGACTTCGAGTGGATCGATGAGCCTATGTTTAGGGATGGCGGACATGCTCTCCTTACCCTTAAGGACTTCAGCCAGACCCGCTTCAAGCTGCTCGATCTCGGTGACCCCCGCCTTGTATATCTCAATCTCGCCTTCCATCCTAGCCCTAACCATCGCACCCCCTACAGGTGGCACAGAGGCAAGTTTTTCTACAAAGGAAAACTCAGGGACCTGGAGTGCGTTCTCCTTAGCTGCGATCTCCTTCCGTAGGGCGTCAGCCCTTTTGTCGAGGTCGGCGCTCTGGGCTGCCTTCTCCTCTTCAGAGCGGAGGTTAGCTATCGCATTGCGCAGGCTATTAGTGGCGTCGATCCTATCGTCAACCGCCTTACCTGCGTCCTGCATGGCAGCTACATACCTATCAACCATGTCGGTATCCCACCCACCAGTAAACGCCATCTCCACAGCGGATTTGATCGCGTCTGCCGAGAACATGAGTGCGAGCATGGCTACATTTATGGCTGCGATACCTGAGGCACCCTTAGCTAAGCCAACGGACATCATCCTTCCTGCGTTAGCGGCGGAAGCGCCGATGGCAGCGAACGTGCCAGTTCCCGTCTGCCTTAGAACGCCGAACTGAGCTATTGCTCGTGTTAGGGACCCACTGAAAATTTTCAACCCGTTAGATGCTGCGGCGAACATAGAGGAGCTCATGAGTTTATTCGCCAGAGCAACTGCAAGCAATCCCTTCATCAAAGTAACCACGGTGCTGAGGTGAGGCTGCACCCTCTTAAAGGCGGAGACCAGCGCCTCGACACTTGCTGTTAGATTGTTTCCAATAGTCTGACCTAAGCCCTTCAAGCTACCGTTATTGTTGATCTCCTCGAACAGCGTGGCGACACTCTCGACCATGGATCTGACAGATTCACCGAACCCACCGTCGCCGATCTGAAGCATCATTTCCTCCCAGCCGGATGTGACACGATAGATCGCACCTTGGAGGCTATCGTCCATGGTTGCTGCCATAGAGGAGACAGAACCCTTAGCGTTAAGCAGGGCCTTGTGCGTTTCTTCTATGGCGTCAGCATTCTTGACGAGGATGGATGCGGCGGCACCGCCTCGCGCACCGAACGCCTTGTATGCCTCAATCACTCCGAAGTTTGCGTCCTTCAGCTTCTTTGTGATCTCAGCCAACGAGTGAGTCTTCGGGTTGAGGTCATCGAATGACAGTCCAAGCTCCTTGGCGACTTTGATACCCTTGGCTCCCTCCTCAACTAGACCTAACAGCATCATGCGGATACCAGTTCCCGCCATGTCCGACTGCATACCTGAGTTCGAGAGGACCGCAACGCCCTCTGCCGTTTGCTCCAGAGATTGACCCAGACCCGCCGCAATGGGGGCTGCATACTTCATCGCCTGCGAGAGCTGTTCAACGTCCGTGGCTGAAAGGGAGGCGGCCTTGGCAAGGACGTCACAGAAGCGTGCGGTGTCAGAGGTTTCAGCTCCGAACGCCATCATCATAGTGGCGGTAATCTCGGACGTCCTACCGAGGTCCATGTTAGCGGCCTGAGCCAAACTGAGGATGTCGGCAAGCGCCTCGGTGGATTGCGCTGCGGTGAAACCAGTCTGTGCTAGATATTTAAGACCTTGGGCGGCTTCATCGGCGGAGTAACGAGTGACGGCACCGACACGGCGAGCTTCAGCGTGCATACGCTTGAACCCCTCTTCAGTGAATCCAGCGTTTAGCTGAACGATGGACCTAACAGTCTGCATGCTCTGTTCGAAGTCCTTGTTCACTGAGATGAGGCTATTAACGACACCCATCGCCGACTGAAGACCTAGATAGGCGGTTGCTAGACCAGCGATGGAGCTTACCGCGCTGGATAGGCTACCGTTCAGCTTATTCATCCCATCGGTGACCATAGAGGACGCGCCTTGGAGTCCCTTTATGTTAGCGCCCACCTGCTTCAAGGCTGCGTTGGCAGACGCAGCTTGAGCATTGATGTTGATTGTTACTGCTGGATTTCCTGCGGCCATGTCGGGACCTTATAGTGATTTGAGTAAATCATCAAGAGATTGCTTGAAGGATAGAACTTCGCAGCCATACCCGTTCTTGATGTAGAACAGGTGTTCATAGGCAAACACCATTTTCAGTGGCATCTCTCTCAGAACGTAGGTGCCCGTCTCATGGCTGGTTTCCGCGACTATGCCTGCCATGCGGATCAACCATGGAGGGCCTACAAGTTTCCCAGTGGATTATCCGGCAACTCGCCCTTTTTCGGCAACGCCTTGACCTGAGTGGACGTAGCATCGCGGAGCATCTCAACGATGGTGGTTGTCAACTCAGAGATGTTCGTGGCTTTGATTTCGTCGGCAAGATGGAGAGCAGCGAGTTTGAGCTTGGCGGGAGGGCCGAACGCCAACTCTGCGGCTTCTTCGAGCGGCATGGAGTGGAGCAAGACGAATACGCACGAGTCGATGATGATATTCTCCGACGTCTCAATGTTCACGCCCGCAATCAGGTCGGACTTGATTTGCTTCAGGAGAGCGATGGAGGCTAGAGTAACAGGTCGCAGCTTGCGTCCGAGCAGCTCAGGTTTGTGCCCTACGATTTCAGGGACCACCGAGTCATCCATGATCCCTTGGAGGTCGTCTGGGTTGATTCCGGTGCCTTGTTCAACTGGTTTTCTTTTGGTAGCCATAGTAGTGTTCGTTTATGTTAGAAGAATGTTAGATTTGAGTCATGCCCTTAGCCACACAACGTCTGTGCTTCTCGCTCCCCTCCTTGACGTAAAGCACGGCAGCGCCGGACGCACGGAAGGACACGAAAGGGACGGCCCTAGCAAGGCTCTCCTTGAACGACTCAAGATTCTTCACGGCCACCATGGCGAACGTGAATGGGTGCGAAGGGTGGGCGGCGATCCATTTCATATCCTCCGAGAACGCCTTGCAGAGATCCATCGTCAGATACGTGCCACACGCCGATCTGCTATGGAAATTGTAGGTGACGGATACCACACCAGCCTCCGTCTTCACTGCGGAATACGGAGGGTCACTACGCAGACGAACCCCGACACTCACCAGACAGACGGCAAGGTCGAGGTTCTTCACTAGGACGATTTCTGTCCCCTGCTTAACATTTGTTAGTTCTTCGCTCATAAGTCTCAGATGCAATCAACCTTCGGCTCTATGTCCTTAGGCTAGGTTTTGACCGACGGTCAAATGTTAAACTCCCGGAATACCAGCGTAGGCAGTGGCTTTGATTGAGGATTTGACCCAATCTTCGTTGGCCTTGTCTACGGTGACCTCATCGATGTAGAGCGCACCAGCAAGGCCGATGCCATAGCTGTCGCTCAGGGTGAGGACGGTGCCGACATTGAAAGTGTCTGCGATGGTTCCGAGTCCCTCAATGGAAACCTCGGAGGTCTTGTTATAGAACGCCAAAGCCTTGACAGTTCCGCAGCCGTTACGGGCTTCTTTCTTGTCTTGCTTGTGGGTTACAGAAACGGATTGAGTGAGAAGTCCTGCTTCGTCGGTATCGATACCGAACTCAAGGGCTTCTCCAACGACGGTGGCGCATGGTGTGGCAGGCATAGGGTAGTGTGGCTAAGTTCAAAGGAGGATGTGCGCGACCCCAAAAAAAGTCAACGTCAAACTTGGATGTCCATTCCGCGCTCGCCACGGCAGACCACGTTCAGTGGAAGGACGACTTCGAGGAACGTGGTGTAGGCCATCTGGGTAGTCTCCGTCTCTTGGATCTTGAACGTGATAGGTTTGATGATGGTGTTGTTCAGCGACGGGTCGATGATCCCCTGTCTATCGGTTTCGATAGCGTCTCTGATCTTGGCCAACCATTCGAGAGCGCCGAGCTTGCCGCTTGGTGTGATGGCTCTGCGCATGAAGAGGGAGGTGCGAAGAGCGCCGAACCGGAACACGAGTGTTAGACTCTCAGACACGGGTGAGTTACTGAAGTTCTGACCTGCGACACGACCACGAGGCGCTCCCGGCATCACAGTCTCCTCAAGGTTTATGGACCATGGCTGGAGCAAAGGGAAATCGTCCTTGCCGTCAACCTTGAGTGTCCCCTCATGGTCATACTTCAGACCAGCAAGCATTCTACCTGCGCGAGTATGATAGATGAGTCGTTCGTTGACTTCCCATGCGGCAAGGGCGGAGGCTACTGCTGATACGGTGGTGCTCATGTTGTTAGAATGTATTTGATGTATTGTCGCATCCCAGACCGGAGGGTCGTAGCGGCGAACGGGCGATGGTCTCGAACGATGTGGAGAGCTTTGATCCCTCGCACCTTTGTAACCAAGAGGTAATCACGGCCTATGATAAAAGGCAACTTCGATCCTGAAGCCTGAGCTGCCTTGTTCGCAGCGAACACTCCAGCCGGACCAGCAAAGGCAGCCCTGCGATTCTTAGGGATGAACAGGCGCTTCGCCTTCACGGGTCCGTGCGCCTTCGTTCCCTCTTCGAGGAACACCATGACTTTGCTTCGATTAGTGACCGTATAGTTAGCGGCACCGTTGCGCGTCACACGCCAGCTCTTCCGAGTGTGGCCAGTCCATCGCTTAGGGGTCCGAGTAACGAGACGCCGATAAGTCACGAAAGCTACACGCTGGACAACGTGATCCACCTTAGAAGGTGTTAGAGCGTCACGGACCTTCTTGAGCGCGGCTTCCGCCTCATGCGTGGACGTAGATATTCTGAAGCTACTCATCAGAAGGAGAAGTTGATCAACTCAACCCACTTCTTGATAAGCGTCCGTGCCTCGGCTGGGATCTTGGTATCTAGCACTTCCATGCGTGATCCATCCAGACCAGTCTCCTCCTTGTGTAATTCGTCTGACCATGCAGAGGCGACAAGGCAGGCTGCCCGTCTGATTTCAGCGGGGATAGTTGGTGGTGGTGTAGTCTCTGGGTCGGTCTCGGCGAGCGGGTAGCCGAACGTCCCACGGACAATGAAGAACCCCTTGAACGGGTAATCACCGAACTGGTCGGACTCGCATGAGATCGAAGGCTCCCCAGCTTCATAGTAATACTCATCGATGGCGAGCAGATCGTTATCAGTCTTGCCTGCCAGCTTATCAGAGAAGACCCACACGGCGTCCAAAGTGATGATCGGGAAGGGAAGCAAGGCAAGGTCCCCTAGCACGCGCCCACGAGGGACCAAGTAGTCTATGCTGGAATGGTCGTGAAACCAGAAATCCCGTTGACATTGACTATCGATCCAGCGTGAGGCGCGAGTGATACACTCCTCATACAGCTCGTCATTCTCCGAACCAGAGCTTTTGGTTTCGCGCTGAACATCGAGGAGAGAGCAATATGGCTTTTCGAGTGGCATGACTTTGCTAGGTTTACTTGTTAGGCGAAGTATTACTTGGTTTTCACCACGCCCTTCGCAGGCTGCTCTGGGTCACCTTCGGCGGCTTCATCGGCCACCGGAGCGGCTTTGTCTTGGCCGCCTTTTTTGGTGCCAGCCTTCTTGGTGAGTTCGGTGTAGAGCGCGGTGCGTTCTGCGTCCGAAGTG